CGCATTGCCTCCACGAGCATAAGCAGTGCGGTTTCTTACAACTCCGACAGTAGGTTTCGCGGCCATAGCAAGCTGCGCAGTACTTCACTGTCATAAGACCCTTTTCAGACCCTGATACCCGCAATTGCTAAAGGCAGCGGAAACGGAATACGAACTTCGACCTAAGCCCGTCTTATTGTTCATCGCCTTCTCCTCAACCAGCATAGGAACCCACGCCACAGGCTCCGGTGCCTCAACCCATGCTTCACCCAATCCGTCGGCTCGCCGCAGTGGTAGCAGTAGTGTTGTTCTTTCATACCTTCCCCTTCCCGGCACAGAGGCCGATGCTCACGAATCGCACCGAAATTTTTCTCTCGCGGGAGAATCCCATCTGCTTCGCCAGAGTTGGCCCCGCATCACGCCGACTCAAATACACGTCGGACAGATAGCCTACCGTTACATTCAGGGATTTCGCATATTCACGGAGCGAGCGCGTCCCTTGCTTGGATTTGATGAGGCTAACGAATTGCTCGTGGGTCAGTATCATGAGAGCATATTAGTGCTCCCCGTCCGCCATGTCAACTATTTTCGCAATGTCCGCAAAATAAGAGTTGACACGCTCCGGCGCACAGTGCATACTCGCTTCAGTTCGATATTCGCAAGGCCGCCGCCGCAACCCACTATTGCCCGCAATGCGCGGAGAAAGGAATCAAACTATGACTAGCTTAGCCCACAGCAAGCCGCGGCGTTACCTTGGGGAGTTGAGGGTTGGGGCTGTTTACCAGTCGTGCATCCGCCCGCGCATAACCCGCCGAGTCGCGCGGGTTGCCCACGACAACGTTTACTACGTCTACATGGAGACCGGGAAATGCCCAAGGGAATGTGTCGCGACGGAAGATACGTTTCGAGAGTTTACCTCGCACGAGGTGAAGCCGTGAACCAACCCGACTTCAACGGATCGAAGAACCTCAGCGCCGAGGACAGACGAACCCTCTTCACCATTGGCTGCGTCTGCGCGTTAGCCTTCATCCTGGGCGTTGTCCTCTTCATTGTGAATTTTCCTACGCTGGTGGGACCATGATCCGCCAATTCCTCACCTCTCCCGGCTGCATCTTCGTGGTGGCCATGCTTCTTCTTGCTCTGGCTGCATGGATCGTCGAGCGCCCAAGCAAACCGAAGCACCGGATTACCGGGGTGATCCATATATGGGGCGACTATTGGGCTTGCTGCGCTTGCGGATGGCAGACCGTAGGTTTCTCCTCTGAGGCGAACGCCCGCACCGCGCTCGACAACCATATCGCAGAACCCTGGAGGGAACAATGACACCCGACGGCCTGGAAGCTGCCTCCGAACGAGTCCGCCTAGCCGAGTTGGGACTCAAGGGGGCAAATGAGTATGCGCGTCTCGCCGCCGAAGACCTCGACCGAGCACGGCAGGCTCTCGAACTGGAAATCAAGAACGCACCGAACAGGATGGGGCAGTAACCATCCCTCAACCCGCACCAAACGCGCTGGGAGGCGCACAATACAATGCCATTCGCCAAAGAAATCGCCGCTGAACTCCGCAAGATTGCAGACGCACTCGACCTCAACCCTGAAGTTGAAACCATCAAGCCAACCCTGTCCTTCTTCTTCTTCTATGCAGAAGAGAAAGAGAAGTTTATGGCGACTGCCCGCCTCCTGCCGCGGCCAGTCCAAAAGCAGTACCCCGAGGACGATGACCATTTCTCTCGTGTGCGCGTTGTGCATTCTGCGGATGCGGTTGACGTGGAGACTAGCATCTACCGCACAGCCATCTGCACCATCGTCAAGCCAGCGCAGCCAGCCGAGTACGATTGCAGCCTCACCCTGCTCGACCACGAAGACGCTTCGCTCACCGCATAGGATGGGGCAGTAAACCGCGCTAGGAGGCCAACAATGGCAACATGTGTAGCATTACACGCGCACCACGAAGCGAAACTCCCAATAGAGTTTTTGTATGAGTCCTATGAGTCGCGCCTCAAAACCATCAACACAACGAAGGCCGCGGAAGAGCCGTCTTGGAAGGTCGAACTTCGCAAGAAACTCTTCCGCGAGATAACCCCAGAGGAGATGCCGGACTGGTTCGCCGACCTGCGGAAGCAGATCGCCGACCTGCGGAAGCAGCGCGCCGACCTATTGAAGCAGAGCGCCGACCTGGGGAAGCAGCGCGCCGACCTGGGGAAGCAGCGCGCCGACCTATTGAAGCAGAGCGACGACCTGGGGAAGCAGAGCGACGACCTGGGGAAGCAGCGCGCCGACCTATTGAAGCAGAGCGACAACCTGTGGAAGCAGCGCGCCGACCTGTGGAAGCAGCGCGCCGACGACATCATCGCGTTCCACGACTCCATCTGCCGTTGCGGATGGACGCGCGAGAACAACAACATCTTCAATTTCCCACGCTAAGCGTAATTGCTGCGTTGAGAGCCGCTGTCTAGGCCTAGACTATTTCGCTCGATTTTATGTCCCCGCGCTAGGAGGCGCACCGCATGTCCAGTGAATTTACACCCAAGAAGGCTCAGAAAGCCGCCGTCAAGCTGAAGATGGCGATACAGGGGCCAAGCGGTTCCGGCAAGACCGAGGGCGCGCTTGCGCTGGCGAAGAACTTTATGCCGAACGCCAAGATTCTCCTGATCGACACCGAGAACTCTTCAGCTTCGCTCTACGCGGATCGCTACGACTTTGACACAATACCTCTGACCGCACCGTACACGTCCCAGCGATACGTCAACGCCATGCGCGAAGCCGTGACAGGCGGTTACGACGTGCTGATCGTGGACTCTATCACCCAGCAGTGGGATGGCGAGGGTGGTATCCTCCGGCGGAAAGAAGAGAAGGATCGAAGCGGCGGAAATAGCTTCACCAATTGGGCATCGTTCACGCCGGAGCATACGAGGTTCATGGAGTTTATCAAGCAACTCCCCGTGCATACCATCGTAACGATGCGTTCCAAGCAGGCATACATCTTGGAGAAGAACGACAAAGGCAAGGAGGCACCGCGCAAGGTCGGACTTGACCCCATCCAGCGCGAGGGTACGGAGTACGAGTACACCATCGTATTCGAGGTCAACATGGCCCACCGCGCCACTACATCGAAGAATCGCACCACGCTATTCCAAACCGACGAACTGATTGACTTGACCAGCCCAAAGGTCGCCGAAGAACTCAAGGCGTGGCTGGCAAACGGAATCCTGCTCCCGCGTCCGGCGGAGGATGTGGTGGGTCAGGTGGTAGACGAGGTTGAACGCCAGCAGGCCGTACATGCTCCCGCTACGATTGCAGAGGCGGTTCTGGCCAACGTGAAACCGAAGGAGGAAGGATACGTTCCCCCCGAACTCGAATGGAGCTACCAGAAGACCACCGGCATCCTCATCTGCCGGATCACCGACGTCCAGAAGAAGACCAAAAAGGGCAGTAAGGATGAGTTCCTTGCCGTGAAAATCAATCAGCCCATCGAAGGCAAGTGGATCATCTTCTACTGGCACAAAACGCACATCGACCTGCTGCTGGCTTCGATAGGTAAGATAGTCAAACTGGAGACGGACGTAAAGGGAGGCTTCGCCAACATCAATGCCGTTCTGGAGATCGATGGAGAAAAAGTGGAGGAGTCCACTGAGGACTTCGAGATGCAGGCTAGGTGGTTGGCAGGAGTACTCGAATTCACCGAACCTGAACTGACCGAGCTTCACCAGCGATGGAATCGTGGGTCGTGGAAGGACACGCTGGCCGCACTGCAAGGCGAGAAGCTGCGCCGGGAATCCCTGGAAGGAGAGCCAGCATGACCGAGACCCACCGCCAAAACCTACTCATGGCCTGCGCTTACGCAGAAGTGTTTATCAGAAATGCGGACATGGAGATTCGCGCGTGTCAACTGGTTGCGTCCAGCAAGTTGAAGGACGCCACACCGTGGCCTCAGGCTCGCCAGAGAGCCGCAGAGCAGTTGCAAGCCGCCCTCCGTGCGCTGGACGATCCGTCTCCGGATGTGCCTGTTGTGGACTGGAGAACACTGCGCGACACAGCCAAGTCCGTCGAGGACCTTCGGGCTTTGGGCGACGAGTTCAGGAAGGAGCGTGATTCATGGACCTAAGCTACATGGACAACCTGGGCGTTCTGAGTTGGTATCACGCTTCCGAGGACAAGAGCTACGCATACGCCGAGTTGGAGAAGAGGGGCTTGCTGGAGTGGCTAGAGGATGATGGCTCCATTGAGTGGTTGTTGGAGCAGTGCGGGGTTGAACCGATGACGCAAGAGATTGGAAGTAGCTTCACAGCATGAACCTGTTGGATGAAGTGGGACGCTCTAGGGACATCGGCGCGACTCGGGATATAAATGCGTGGGAGACGCACCTACGTATCCGCCCCCACGATGGACGACCTGCAATCCTAGCTTAGAGCGTTCCACCTGATCCAGCACAGAATGAACCTATTGGAGGACACCATGACGCAAGAGATTGATGTAGAAATTCTGGTGACGGTAACGGTGGATGAGAGCAAGTTTACGCCGGAGTTCCTCGCGGAATTTAGGGAGCACTTCTTTCCGTTTGAAACCGTTGAAGACCACATTCGCCATATCGCTTTTCTTGCAGCTACGGGACAGCTAGGCGATTTGCCTCGGTTTGTCGAAGGCTATGGCCAATCGCAGGATTTTGGGATCGAGGTTTCAATAGGCCGCTGATCCAACACAGCATGAACCAGGAGAGGATTTAGAGAAAATGGCTAAATATCGTGTAAGGCTGTTTGGATCACTACCTTGCAGCGCAAAGATGATCGTAAAAGCTGATTCTCCCAAAGAAGCGGAAGACTGGGCAATCGAAAACTCTGACAAGTTCCCTTGGGACGGGTCAGACTACTCTAGACCGGATGGTTCTCAGATCGAGGGAGCCGAAATTGTTGAGGAAATCGAGGAGCCCAAAGATGCCCAACCTGAATGAGAGAGAGATAGCCGCCTACGAATATGGCGACGTGATTGTTCCTAACGGGAAGTCGGGCGACTGGGAGGTTTCCGAGCGCACCGTTAGCAAGTTTGAGTCGATGATGTCGAGTATTCGCGGCGGGTCGCTGTTCCACTGTCCCGAGGGGACGTATAAGACGCTTACCTGCGGCTTCGATTGCGTGATGTCGAATACTCCAATGGAGTTGCGTACCAACCGCGCGTTTGTCCGGGCCGCTGAAGGGCATGTTCACATAAATGGGCTGGGCCTCGGAGTTGTTCTGCTGGCTGTCCTGATGAAGCTTGAGGTTGAGTCTGTAACGGTAGTTGAGAAGTCGCCGGACGTGATTTCCTTGGTCGCGCCGTCGTTCGCTAGCTTCGACAAGTTGACCATAATTCAGGGCGATGCGCTCGAATATAAGCCGCCATCCAAGAAGAGGTTCGGAGCCGTTTGGCACGATATTTGGAATGGGATATGCGAAGACAATCTAGACGACATGCGCTTGCTGCACCGCCGATGGGGACGAAAAACTCAATGGCAGGGCAGCTGGGCGCGGGAGCTAATCCGATGACAATGCCAAATGAGAAGACAGCGCACACGCCTTGGAGCGCGGAACAGAGAGCGCAGGCCATCCGTGACACTGAGGCGATGGTAGCTGTATCCCAACGCGCTACAGCCGTGGAGGCCTATAACGACATGGCCATCGAACTTGCTTGCCAGCGCAACCGGCTTCTACAGGCTCTCCAATTGCTACTGAAGGACGAACTCCAAGCGAAGCGCAACGAAGCGGCACGATGGGGAATAGTGGGTACGGACGCTGCACTCGAGGCGCGATTTCCAGACGGCCCCTATGACAATATCAATCAGGCCCGCGCAGCCATCGCCCTAGCCACAGGAGGGAAGCCATGAGAGCCTCTGAGGTGCTCGCCCCCAAGCCCGTGCCCACGCCTCAAGACGAGCGATGCGCGACATGCGCACACACGCTATTCGATCACGAGGGCATGACGGGAGGATTTTGTTTAGTGCCTGGATGTCTGTGCGGCATGTTCATGGAAACTCATGGCGAAGTGTAACGCCGTAGACAGGGCGTGGTTCGGTAGGAGGCAGTTGTGGCTACTGTGTTCTTACGAGAGATGGCACGAAGGGCCTCACCGTGATTCTCGACACAAGGAGCATTACTGGTCAGAGACTTTCTATGAGGAGGAAATTGAACGAGGGCGACCGATAAAGGTTCCAACGAAGAAGGTTCGGCTGTGCAAGAAGTGCGGCAAGGAGCGACGGACTGACGGGGCCAACGATGCCTGCGTATGCAAGGAAACCGGGGCGAACAAGCGGCAATCTATCATGTTCGCGGATGAGCGGGAGAAGCTGTATCGGCAAGCGGCACTCAGAGATTTGGAAGACGACATCGCATGGCTGATGGATCGGTGGAAGAAAGAGGCTGATGAAGATGGATACCACGGAGCTTTTTGAGGACATAGCGAACAGCGTCTACCGGCTCTATAGGGCCGTCGGGATGTTTCTTGACATGATCTTCCGCAATGGGGAGGGAAATTGGTTCCACCGCTATCCAGACGGATGCAATGGGGCTAGGTTCATGCCCCGCGATACGTGGGAACTGGCTTGGGGATTCTGGAAGACGTGGGAGCCGAGGAGTCGATACCGGCGAGTATGGTGGATGCGGAGGGGACGATGAAAGTCGGGAGAACTGGAGACAGCATGGCGTTCAATCCATACACGGTAGACCGTTTCGAGCGCGGGAATGCGGAATTTCCAGATCAGACCGTAGTGGACTCCGCCGACTACGATGCCCTGCTAGACCTGTTCAAGAGCGTTGTTTGCTTCAAATGCAAGCGTTCCGAAGAGATTGACGCCGAGGGTAGGTGCATCCGGCACAACCTAATGGCCTACCCAACCCAAGAGCCATTTCATAAGCGTTTCTAATGAGAAAAAGTACTCCATGAATAATTCTTATAAGGCTGGCAATTCGTCATTTCACACGTTACGCTCAAGCAGCGCGAGCGCGATGCGAGCTTGCTCGACAGCGCACGAGCCTCTTGAGCGGTCTAGTGAAGGGACAGCATGATTCGAGAATACAGTTTGGAGCGTGACGGAAATGGGAGGCCAACTAAGCTCTGTTGGTTGGGCGACCGAGAGATTCCCCGTCCCAATTCCAAAGCCGAGACGGATGCCGCTAAACTTGCCGAATATGAATCAATATATGGGAAGAGGACGACCTAAGTGACCGCGCCTGAGATGGCTTCACGCTTCGGCGCACGTGGCCCCAGCCGTGGCCCATGGAGGGCCAGATGCCCCGTCCACGGCTCACGGGGACTCACGCTGGCCATCTATCCAAAGGCAGACCGTACCTGTCTAGTCTGCTTCGCTGGGTGCGCCTCCGATGACGTGCTGATAGCCGTGGGGCTGACGTGGAAGGACTGCTACTACCAGCCGCGCACAAAGATCGATGCGAAGGCGCAGCAAGAGTATCGCAGGGAGCGGGAAGTAGCAGAGAAGAGGGCAAGCGACATCCGCATCGGCGTCTGGATCATTCGCTTCGCTCGGCGGGGATATACCCGCGAAGACCGCGACCTTGACATCAGTGCTCTATGCGCCTGCGCCATCGTTCTGACCAATAAGGCCATCCCCACGTGGGAATCGATTCTGCGGAGGCACAATGAGCGAATCCTTGCCGCTGAACATTGCATGGAACGGGGTATGCTGCCAGAAGTGGTGCATACAAGGCCGAGTTTTCCCTGCGGCGACTGGAACCCACCTTTGACAATGGAGCATTTCAACCCGCCGTATCCGACGAATCCGAGGACAGCATGAGCACACGGAGCACCATCTACTATCACAAGGCTGACGCAACAGCTCCCCACATCCACATCTTCACAGATGTGGCGCTCGAAGATGGGGACGACCCGATCCGGATGGAGATTCAGACGGAGTATGCGTTGATCGACGTTCCACTCCCGAAAGACCTCTGTGAAAGGTTCGGACTATGACCGATTGGAATACCCTCCCCGACCCAGAAGCCGAGTCTACCATCTGGAACCAACTCAAGGTCTACGCCGAGATCGACCGCGTGAAGTGGGGAACCATCGGCCTTATGGCCCATGAAGTCCGTAAGCGCGGCCTGTGGAAGGCCAGAACAGACCCCGAAGACGGCTTCCCATGCCGCAGCTTCAACCGCTGGGTGCAGATATGCCCCTACCCTCACTCGACCGTACGCGCAGCCCTAGCGGATGTGGATGAACTGAAGGGCGACGTGTCTGCGGCGGACTTGGCAGAAATCCCACAGTCGAACTTCTCCACCATGAAGCTAATAAGCACAGACTATCGCAAGCGTCCCGACGTGCTGAAAGCGGCGAAAAGTCTGGGCCTGGACAAGTTCATGGCGAAGACCTACCCGGAGCAGCACCTCAGCGACCGTTCTCCCTTTCGCCTCACCCCAACCGATGAGCAGCGGGCGGAGATTGAGGAGGCTATCGAACTGGCCATCCAGTGCGGCGATGCTACCAGCAAAGAGGAGGCTATCTTCATGTGGGCAATCAATTACCGGCAGGAGCGCCAGCAACGCATCATGGACTCAGGGGAGTGCGCCCATGCCTAAGCTACCGAAGAAACTTAGTCCCGGTGAAGAAGAATTCGCCTTGCACTGCTCCATCTATAAGCTCACCCCGGAGCGCGAGTACGTATTCCATCCTGGACGCCAGTGGAGATTCGACTTCGCTTGGCCTGGGGAGAAGGTGGCCGTTGAGATCGAGGGTGGAACGGCCTTCGGGAAGTCGCGCCATAGTCGGGGCGCAGGGTTCGTCGGGGACTGTCGAAAATATAATGCGGCGGCTCTGCTCGAATGGTTGGTGTTCAGGTTCACGACAGAGATGGTCCATTCTGGAGAGGGGATAGATACTATTCGGCAAGCATTGGGTGTAAGAACGGAGATGGTGACTACTGGGGAATCCTTCGACCCCATAACGGAAGGCTCTGGCATGATCCGACCGAGAAGCAAGCCCCGACCGGGAAGACTAAAAGGTGCGGCGTTACAGGCGCTCCGAACTTCATGCTGGTTGCGCGATAGAGGTTGCTGCGTCAGGTGCGGAGTGGACGTTTGGCAGGAGTTGCCGCATACCAAAGATAACGCCTTCCATATGGCTCACAAGCGCAACAAACGGATGTGGGGCGATACGCTGGAGAACGTGCAAACCGAGTGCGGTGCCTGCCATCGTGCATGGCATTTGAACGGCCCTACCATGAAAAAGCCTTGCCCTCCCAAGGTTTAGCATGTATGCTATGGCAATGACACCACTCCACGTAGAACGGTTTTGGACTAGAGTTCAGAAGCTCAACGGGTGTTGGCCTTGGACGGGTTCTTTAGACCACTACGGCTATGGTCGTTGCGCCATTGAAGGCAAGCACTACAAGGCGCATCGCCTGGCATTTTTGCTAACAACAGGGGATCTGCCGAATGGTAAAGAACTGCACCACACTTGCGAAAACAAGCGGTGCTGTAATCCTAATCATCTTGTCCCACTGACGCGCAGGGAGCATATCGCAGTAACCAAATATACCCGCTCCACACACTGCAAGAATGGGCATCCTTTTGATGCAGAGAATACCTACGTTTGGCGAGGTATGAGGTGTTGCCGGACGTGCAATTTGATGTATACCCGTCTACGCCGAAAGGTTGATCTAGACCCTATTCGCTATCCGCAGGAGTGTTGGAAGTGCGGTCATAAATGGATTGCAAGACTTCCATCGCCGAAGCAATGCGTCAACCTGAAATGCAAGGTGAGACAGAAACACGCCCAAGGCCCCAGTTACACCAAACCAGTTCCACCCAAGGACGTATCCCGATGAGCAAGCCCGATGCAGTACCCGCCAAGCCGAAATTTTCCTGCACTGAGTGTGGCGGCGATGCCCTCGTTGGTTATGGAAATGGATGGGAAGGTCGCGTGAAGAAAGGCGAGCGGCTTTGCACTCGCTGCTTCCAGAAGCGCGGCGGTGAGAACTTTTTTGGAGGTAAGAGAAAATGACCACCGGACAGTCCGAAGTTCTGGGTACTTGCGACAAACATTTCGGCGAACACGAGTTCGATTTCCGTGGCCAATCCCGCTGCGTCAACTGGAAGCCCGTTGCTGCGCCAGAGAAGCAGGAGGATGGGTGCCCTAACTGTGGCCGTTCAGATGGATGGCACAAGGCTGAAGGTCATCCCCCTCCGCCTGTAGGTGACTGCCGCAAAATCGTGTGGTTGTCTGACGGTCAGATGGAGTGGTGGGGCATACGCGCTTACGGGAATCATGGCGGGACTGGTTACGATTCAGACTATTGCTGGATGAACAATGGAGCAAAGGAAAGCGCAACAGTTCTGTTTTGGATGGATGGGCCGCATAACCCGAACTACCCCGCACCACCGGAGGCATCCAAATGACCACCCCAAGCGATCCCGAACCGGTTCATTGCACAGGATGCGCCAAGCCGGATGGATTCAACGGCGAGACGCATCAGCACGGAACTATTGAGCATCCAGACGCCCCGCCCAGACAATCCGCCGCCGAGCGCGATAGGGACGCGGCAATCGCGATGCTGCGACGGTTGTACGAGGACGGCGACAAGCGTGGAGTGTGGGACTTTCTTGCCGCGCAGAAGGTGAAGGTATGACGGGCCACGCTCTATCGCAGTACGGCAGCGCGGGAAGGGTCAGACCCTCTTCGCCTTCGCCAGAGCCGCATCGATTGTTGCGTCTCCGGTAGGGGAAAGCAAGGCATTCACCTTGGCCTTTGTCTCCGCCTTGGTAAGCGGCGTGGTCACAGTGAAAGTCTCTCCCGCCGCAGCCTTGAGGCCGGGGATGAGGCTTCCCCACGCGGTAAGCTGCTGAAGCACCACGGCCACGATCCCAGCAATAACATTCAGCACATTCGCCGGCAGACCGAGATTCGAGAAGTCGGTCGCCAGGTTCGCCTGCACGTCAGCCAGCGCGGACTCGATTGCGGTCAGGAGCGTGGGACTGGGAGCGGCGCTGTACTCGTCGAGCAACTTCTCCAAGTCGGAGATGCCGGTCTGCACTTTGTCGATCCATGCGGTCACGACAGCCAGGCCAGCTTCGAGCGACGTGTCGCCCGTAAGGCCCGCGATAAAACTGCCGATGGACGTAATACTTGCCCCGGCGAGGGTAATGATTGAGGATGCATCGGTGAGCCATGTCGGGGCCGCGCAGCCCACCATGAGCATCGCAATGCCGCCGATGAGCAGCACGAGGGAGAGCATCTTGAGGGCGTGACGGTAGCGAATAAGAATCTTGCGCATTATGATTTCTCCGGTTCTGGTTTGGGGTCGATGACGACCGATTCGGTTGTGACTGTCTGCTTGATGCCGAGTATCCCCTCGACTTCGGGATTGTGGAGCAGGCCAACTATGCCGGTGATGACGCCCAGCGCCGCCGAGACATGCGGATGGAGTTTGGCGAAGGCGAACACCGGGGCGCTCACGGCAGGGATTTGGAGCAGGCTTCCCAACCCAAGAAGGAACGCAACAATCGATTTCGTGCTCACCTTGAGGCGGGACAGGTCGATAGTCATCGATTCCTCCGGTCTTCAACTGGCGGCAGGCTTGGAGTAGCTTGCCCTCCATTCTCTCTTCCCGCCCAGTAGAGCGTCGTGGCATCGTCTACAAGTGCTCTGTACAGATCCAGCAAGGCATCATAGTCGGATGCCGAAACCCAATAGCCGTCAGGAAGCAACTCCATCCCTACAGCACAACCAACTTCGAGGGATATAGGTTTAGGCGTCCTGCGCTCCACGTTTTCCGGGTCAAACATAGGTTGCTCACCGATCACCCAATTCGTTATCCAGTCAAATAAGAACGTGCTTAGAATCAATGATTTATAGCGGTTAGCCGTTTGCCAGTCAAACGAAACCTGTCCAGAGAATAGTCGCCGATTGCTCTCTCCTCCATCTAATACCGTCCAGCAGTGAATCGGTACTCGCCCCAAGGCCAGTGCCATCCAGCAACATCGTCCGCAAACTCCCCGGCGGTCAAGTATCCAAAACGACGCCATCCCGACTGAATCGAGAAAATCCAGCGTCGGTCGCATTGAAGCGTGTGATACATCAGGTTGATGCGAAGATGACCGATGTTCCACTGCCATCCGCCGAAGATGCTGTCAGGAACTCTAATCGAAATTTCCATCAATCGATCTCCCACCTGATTTGCGCGGGGCAGGCACGATCCGCCGCCCGCTTCCAGGCCTTCAGTTTGCTCACGATTTTACGCAGCCAAGCCATGCGGGGATTGTACCTCACCTAACCGTCTGGTTCCACCATAAATTCAGAGCGGTCGTTCTGCGCGATTCGCACTGTCTCGCCCTCCCCGTTCGTCCCTCACACCTTGCTGGTAGGAGCCGTCGATGCGGGCTGTGGTAAGTGCTTCCCGCATCTGCCTCAAGTCGTCCGTCATTTTGTCCATCTTCCCATCCACTTTGCCGTCAACCGATGTGATCTTACCGCGGTTCAGGTAAGAGAAAATCGCCCCCAGCAGCGCTGCCAGCGCGATTATGTCGTCGGGCAGTTTATTGATGAGGGCGACGATTACGGATGGGTCGCTCATGGGTCACGCGGTGGGCTTTCGGGAGTAGGCGCTGTAGGCGAGATTGATGAGCGTGAGGACGGAAATAAGGTAGCCGACCGCCTTCACCGATCCCGTCAACTGATCCATCGACGTTCTCAAGTCCCTTATGTCCGCTGAGTTCTGGGCCAACTGTGTTTCGGCGGTTCCAAGTCTCGCATGGTCAACTGCAACCTCAGTCGCGGTGGACTCGCGGCCCCCTTGCGCATATAGCCAGTAGCCCACAGCAGAGGAGATGGCGAGCACTACCCAGAAGATGAGCCGACGCGCACCACTGCGCCAATGCGTCATGGAGTCCTCCGTGTTCTGCCCGACATTGCACATACTCCTCTAGGATGCCAACCAGCGACAGCCCGTGTGCCCCAGGCTTGCGGGTATTACTCCCCAGCCGCTGCGCTACAACTAAATGCTACCACCGCCTAGATTTACGACTCCAACGTAAAACTGCTAGATTTGTACGCCGCCTGCGAAACGGGAACCACCGCCGCGCCTGAGAAGATGAGTCGAACAACCGTCCACACCTTTGCACATATGTCTTGAATGTCACAGTTTACAGATTCGTAGCTCATCCCCAAGTCAGGCGCGGCCAACTTCTTCATCAAATCGGGAAAGTCTCTGGAGTAGATGTACCCGCCCACCCACAACAGATTCTTACACACTTTGGCCTCAGTTATGATGCCGCATTTATGTTGTACCTGATGTTTTCCCGACTCGCTGCCATAGTTGATGCCCATGCACAGCAAACTGGGCAGAGCCTTGATGGCCGCTTCACGCGTAACGATAATGGTATGCCCGCGCGCTCCGCTCGGCGCTTTGTCACTGGGTTGACCGACGGTGCATAGCGCTCCGCTGAACCGCCGCAGGTTGGGATGGTGCGGCGTGGGATGAGACGCAAAGAGTCGTTGAACTGTTTTAGGTCGTGGCATCTTGAACTCAAGTCTACGCGGATCGACCATCGGATGCCAAGAGTTTCCATCGGGCTAATTCTTCTTTGAGGGCCTCAATCTCTTCCTGTTGCTTCCGCAGGTACTCATTCATCGAACGCAGATCGTAGTAGCAGAACAGCCCTTTTTGCACTGGCTTGGGACGTTCCATAATTTCACCCCATTCTAGTGTCCTATGGCTCCTCCGGCCATCACTCCGCCCGAAAAGGTACTGCCTCCGCCAAGCACAATTGTAAACGTCCCCTGCACCAGAGAGCTCGGCAGGCTTGCATAACTCACTCCAGCCATCGCATAGAGATTTTGCGTGAACGAAACCGCAATCGGCCCCGTATAGAGCGTGGCGTTTGGGCACCCGCCCTGATTGTCTGGCTGGGGAAGGAACGTCGGCAGAGTTGAGGACAGGACGTAGCAGATGTAAGGCGTAGCCGATCCTGTGGCAGTCGTCGAGAGCGTGACCATCTGTGTACCCGAATAAGTTCCGGGGACGGGAGACATCGTGGGCGAGTTCGCGGGAGCTTGGCCGGATGGAGAACTGCCATCCCAGAACGGGTTGACTATATAGGCCACCGATCCAACCGCGCTATCGCTGAGACCCGTTCCGCCAGCGACAGCGTAAATGGGGCCGTTCGATGTCACGGGAATTGGGGCCGTGTACAGCGTCCCAGTCGCGCATCCGGTCGATCCGTTGGTTGCCGGAGCGCCTGTCGTGTTCCAACAGGTTGTCCCTCCGTGTGCAGCCGTAAGTTGAACCGTCTGGTAACCGTTGTAGTAGATTTCTCCGGGCTGGTTGAATATCGGGATTGAACCTGTGCCTGTGATGTTGAGGGCCACGCTAGCTACCGTGCTATCCCCTGCTGCACCTGCGACCGCTGCGACCGCATAGACGTTGCGCCCAGACGGAATGGATATAGGCCCCGTATAGAGCGTCCCGTTCGGGCAACCTCCAATTCCATCGGAGAATACACCGCCGGTGAAGTTGTAGCAGATGTAGCTTCCACCCGTAGAGTCGGAGAGCGTGAGCGACTGGGTTCCTGAGTAAGTTCCAGATGCCAGAGAAAATGTGGGAGCAGCCGCTGGCGAAAGGCTGCTGTAAGTCCACGAGTTGATCCAGGTCGAGCCGGGAAGGTTGGCATTGTTGCCCTCGACGAGTCCTACGTATGCCGTAGTCCCGCTCACAACGGATGGGATATAGATTGGCCAAGTATGAGTGAAGCAGTTTGCGCTTGGGCAGGAATAACCGAGAGTCTGGTCGTACATCTGCATCGTGATGTGCGAGCCGGTGTAGGTCAGCGTAACCACGTAGACGTCGCCAGTGGTCGAGAACTGCACCGGAGAGGCCTGCTGGGGGACTGGGTAGGTGCTGATCCTGTTTGTGGCTACATACGGGAACGGAGAGCTTCCGCCCTGAGTGGGCAGACACGGCTCTATTGCGGATATGAACATCTGTACAGTCGAGTAGTTGTAGGTGTAGATCGCGGGGTAGTTGATCGAGTCCTGCATGTCCGCAACCTGCAATGCAAACACGTTATTCGGAGGGTACGAGGTTGGGGGAATCCCGTCCGCTTGGAAAAATCCACCTTCACACCCGGCCCCGCCGAGGAAGATGTTTCCCTGGTAACCCGGACTGTTCGTCGTGTTGTTGAAGACGAAGGCCAGGTTCTGCCCGTTCGGGATAAAGGCAAAGGTGGACGTGAATGCAGTTACGTTCACCGGGACGTAGTAGTTCAGCGCAACCGGCTGATGCCCGGCGTTGGGCGGCGACAACTGGACTTGAGGCTGGGTCGTCCCGATAGGGCTAGGAAACCCATAGATGATAAGCTGCCCTGACCCTATGGCGGTCGCGTTGGTCACAGAGCAAGGGCCGCTCCCCGAAGCATTGAAGCCGGACGAGCAGTTGATTTGGGCGTGGAGTGCCGCAGCGCTCAGCAGAGCAAGGATGGAGAGTAAGCGCTTTATCACTTGCACCACCATGTAGCAGTCGCCAAGATGTAGTAGAAATTCATAACTCCCGTCGCGGAGCATACATTGGCTATGTTCCCGCTGGTAACGGTCGTCCCGTTGACTCCTATAAGAGTGATCTCGCCTGTAAGCCCTGTAGTCGTGAATGCAGAGGTAGAAGGCACTGTTATAGTTGCTAGAGCCGACATTGGGAGGGTTCCGGTGGTGTAGACGACCGGACTCAACGGGGTAAACGTCGTTTGCCCAGCCGTCACTGCTTGCGTGGTGGTGTTGTAGCCGTACACCCCGGATGAGTCGATATTTCCGACCTGTGACAGAGACCCTACGGCACTGTAAATAGCAATGACGTTGTTGTTTCCCCCTAGCCCCATGTTGTAGGGAGAGTTTCCCATCGCAAGACTAGAAGCGACGATTCCCTGACCGAAGAACGATCCTGTATAGCCGCCCTGGAGCGCTTTGTTCCAATCGTTGTTGTCCGGGAAGTGCAATTCAGAGCCGTTCCATAACACGGCCAATGCGGGAGAGTTACCCGCCCCATTCGAGAGTTCAAAAGCAATCAGCGTTACCGGGGTGCCGCCGCTCTGCGTGTTCGTCGGCGTCCCATAAATTCCCCAAGTCAAGCCAGAGATGGTTGTGCCGCTAGCTCCCGTATAGGTCACGACCGATTCAGTGCCGCCAGCGTTTCCGCCGAAGAGAAGCGTCCCGACTGGAGGCAATCCAGTCGTGCCGCTCACGGTGCAACTGCTCGCGCCTCCGGTGCATGTGCCGCTTATGGTGATGGCTGTCGTATTTCCGTTTCCATAGTGGTTCTCGTTGCCCGCGAAATCGAACTGCGCCAGAGGAGAAGCGACATTGAAGCCAAGCGGCGATCCTGCCGTCGCCCCAGTGTGAATGATGTCGCTGGTCGCCGTTCCTGTCGTGCCGGGAGCCGCGTAGTAGATGCCTTGCCCAGTAGTTCCGGATGGCAGACCTCCACCACCCGCATAATTGGGTATATTTAGGACTCCTCCAGTATATGTAGCTGCACCGCTGCTTCCTGTTGTAGTCAGCGATAAAGGTGGGCCACCATTCTGTAAATCTATACCATTGGCCTTGAATACTGCATAATTTCCCGATGTACCTGCTGTAGGAACCAGCGCTCTAGGTGCTACCGCACCATTGTTATATGAATCTAATATCCTGTGAGTTGCGGAATCGCATATAGAATAATCGACTCCGGGCGCAGGCACACCAGCCGTGCTCGATTCATCGCAGGCCCAACCGTGAGCGCCGGTTGGAAGAGCAGCGAGAGCGCCGGAAGAAGGGGTGCCGGCAATCAGGGTTGGCGAGCTGAAAGGCAACGTCGTGCCTGCCATGCCTCCAACTTCGGTAAAGCTCGAAGGCCCAATCAGCGCCCCTCCCAGAAACTTCGGCAGCGCGTTCGCCGCAGCGGTGTTCGACCCCATCACGGTAGAGTCCGTCCCGCTGTTGTTCATGTGCCAGCTGTGGGTTACGGTCGCGGCGTACATCTGGTCGAAGCCCGATGATCCGCCGGCTGCCGTGCCTTCCGTGCCGGTCACAATGCCGCCGACGCCGCCTATCCCGGTCAAAGACAGCGACGTGCCCGATGCCGCACCCAGGGTTGGCGTCACGAAGGTCGGCGAGTTGGTCAGGGCGACGCTGCCCGTCCCGCTCGTCCCGTAGCTCGTCCCCCAGGCCGATCCAGTCGAGAGCGGTATCCCTGCTCCGGGGTAGGAGGCGCATCCTGCTCCAGTGCAAGTCCCTCCGATGTTCAAGTTGTGCAGGTTCAGCGTACCGAGACCGTTGCCTCCCGTTGTCGTGTCGAGACTGAATACACCCGGAGATGGCTGAGTGATGCCAGCAGTCTGTCCGCCATTCTTCCAAGTGATCGCGCCTAAATAATTGAGGTTGACCGCACCCCCGGCATTTCCGAAGAACAGAGATCCGTTGAATCCACCGCCGCCGATTGTTATATTGCCCTGTGGAACACTAAAGTTTGAAGCGTATAAGTCCCACGACGGGGTTGTCCCAATCCCGTTGAGTTCAAGCTGAGTACCTCCGACGTTGAATATCTCTAAAGATGTCTGTCCGGGGAACGTATTTGTGAAGCAGATTACGCAAGTCAGCGGCGTGAAATTGCTTACCATCAAATTCTGGTAGTACCCGAATGAGTCACCCAGACCTTGCTCATTGACTCCGAAGGCAAATAATGGAGGCAGCATATTCGGGATAGTCCCTGAGCAAGCCGTGTAGTAGCTGCAAGGATTGTCGTTCTCCACTTCAAGAGAGAAAGAATTGCCAGCAAACCCTGCGCCAGACGCTCTTATCTCTAGTGGCTGGAGTATGTTTCCAGAACCTCCGGATGGAGTTTGCATCTGAGCCCCAATCAGCAGACCTGAAATATCGTTCTCAGGGAATCCGGGCGCTTCGAGTGTATGTCCTACCGTTCCCATCCCGGCGCACCCCGGACTGAGAACGGGGAGATAAGCGTTGGTTGCAAGCTCCTTCAGGATTTGGGCAGCGCAGAATGTTTGGAATCCAGCGTCGGACGATCCATCCGTCGTCGCAGCTTCAGAACCGGGCTGAGGGATGGAAATTGCCCCATTCGTGCCTCTAAGGGGAACGGAGTAGATCAAATACCCGCCAATCGAGCCAGGAGATAGATAATTAGTTCGATGACCGAGATGCGTGGATGGGCCGTTCAAGGAAATTCCCTGACAGCTTCCTTGAAAGACCGCGATGTTAGTGTTCGCGTTGTAAAGCGGCAGAGTCAAGGTCTGAGTGCCGGCAGACCCGCTCACGGCGCTCAAAACACTTTCTTCAGAATAGTTAGAGCCAATGACACACACAGTCGATCCAGACGTGAGCGATCCCACCCCGCCTTGCAACGTGAAGGTCTGAGATACAGGAGCATCAGGTGTAGTGGTCTGCACAAGGTTTACGCCCAGTTTGTAACCCCACACCGAGACGACCGGCACCGTGCCAGTGAACGGGAGTTGCTGTATCCACGGCAACGATATGGAGCTTTGATTGAAGGCTGCACTCGTACCGGTAAGCACTCCAGACCCGGTAGCGGTCGTGGTGTCTATCATCCACGACGGGGGTGGGGGAATGCACGTATCGCTTACACTGCTGCTCAGGCAGGCGGAAAGCGACGTGCTAGAAAATGTAGGCTGGGTCGCAGTGCCACCGCCCACCGTGCCGTGAAACCAATAGGCTCCTTCTCCGCCATAAATGGCTTCCTCAACGTGTCCTTCGTCCGATGGAAATGCTACCCCTTGATGGCCGAAGTCGTAGATGCGAATAAACCCGCCATCGCCAGCCGCATTCTGGTTGATCGATCCTCCGATGCCCGTGAAGATTTCAGATGTAGCGATGTTGTCGTTGATGGACAGTCCATAGCCTGTCTTATAACCTCCCTGCGCCCATCCCGGCCCTTGCGCAGAGTATTCCTGCGTTCTCAGAATCTGGGGAGCAGTCGTAGCATATGTGTAGTTATTGAAATTGACTTCATCTAGGTTGCAAGCCAAACCGCCAAGTGTCGCCCCCGGAGTTATGCAACTGGCGTCGGCAGAGTAGCTAAGAGACTGAGACCCTTCAAGGACGTTCGGAGTGGTAGTCCCGATAGGGCCGGGCGACGGCATCGACAACCCGTTTATCGCTGTAGTCGTGCTGCTGGCGGGAACCGAAGTCGAGCCAATAGTGATAGGAAATCCGCTACTTCCCCCCGTCGAGCCTACCTGAACGTAATTGGCCCCGTCCGGGCAGTTCACCATAACCGTCGCTCCCGCTGCGATGGCGACTGTCGTTCCCGTTGACCCCCCAACAGTGATTGTCCCGCTCTCTGAATTGGTGACGGTATACGTCTGACCGATGTTCTTCGGAGCGACAATCGTAGTCGCCGTCCCAGAAATCTTGATGGAATAGTGCCACCATTCGTTCGCCGCAAGCGTATACGTCGATCCCGTCGTCGTGACCGAGTATCCGCCTAGCAAAGCTAGCCCGCCCGTATTGCCCACTGTGCCAGGCAGAAGCGTGGTTGGTGGTGCGCCCTGTCCCCAGAAAGCCGATGCAACGAGAAGGGCGAGTACGATTAGCTTCTTCATCCTGTCACCACCACTGAATAAACTCCCGTCCCGTAGGTCGGCCCAACGTAAAGATTCATGCTGACCGTCACTCCATACTCATTGACAAAGCTAACCGGAATTGAGGCCAGAGTCGCGGGAAATCCATTTACATTGAACGTATGCCCCGCCCCAATGAGGAGCATGTAGAAATAGTTTCCGCTCAGCGTGAAATTGAACGTCGTCCCAACCGTCTCCGCACCCAACTGAAACGATGGCAGTGTGCCTGTGTCGCCCACCAGCACCGCACTTGTGCCGCTGGCGGTCGCTCCAGTAGCTCCACCGGATGTTCCCGTTCCACTGAAGATTCTAGGCGCGCACGAGATAGACTGAGTGGCCGTCAAGGTAGTCCCCAAAGTTGCCGATAGAGTGAAAGTTACGAGAGTTCCCGGCGTCGATGCGCATGTATAACTATGGGCCAGACTCCAACTGGTAAACGGCGTGGTCAACGTGTCTACATTTGTCCCGTCTGAGACGTTGGCGCTGGCGGGAAGAGTCGAATAGCTTGCCGTCCCACTCACCGGAGGCCCGACCGTCTGCCCCAACTCAACCGTGCCGCACTGTGTACAAACGAAGGAGTCGATAGCGAACGGAACGGTAAGGAAGATGTTGATGTTGCGGCCTACAGACGAAATTCCCAGTCCAGACCCTACCGTGATGGTGAGGATGCCCTGCTCTCCATTGACAGAGATTACCCCGCCGCTCGGCCCTCCGCATGTAACGACTGGAGCCAATGCCGAGAGCGCAGTGCTTAGGTTGAGCGTCGTCCCCGTAACGGTAAAGATGCCGTTGAACGACCGCTGCGGGCAGACATTCGGAGGGCTTGCCTGTGACTGAATAGAGAAGTTGTACTGCGTCCCCGTGGGGTTGGGCGAGGCCGGGGCGGTAAAGGACGTGTTCGACAGCACCGGCACGGAAAAGTACCCGGCAGCGTTGCAATTTCCGGTTACAGGGTAATTGTTGAACGGTATCCCACCGATGAAAACAGGGGATGTCGAAATGTCCTGCCCGGTCGAGGAGACGAGCGAGATGTTGTAGACACAATTGGAGATTTGAGTGCCGTTGGCGTCCGTAAGCGATGCGCTGACCTGGGTGTTCTGGGCCAGTACGGGCGATGCAAGAAGCACGAGCAGGATGGAGAGGAGTCGCTTCATTGCGATGCCCCCTGTAGCTTTTCCGACACTTGCGGATATGTTCCGATAGACAGACCGATACCCAGCGCGGCTGCGGCGGCGGGAGGAATCTTGATCCCCTTCGCTTGGGCTTGCTTTGCGAGGTTGGTGAATCCAGTGCGCTGCTCTGGCGGGAGTCGCATGACTTGGCTTACATCTTCCGGGGTCAAGTTGGAGAGCGCGTTGACCACACTGCGATGCTCCAGCATCCTCGCGAACTGTTCCTTTCCGGCTGCATATCCAGCCCGACCCGCTACATCTAGCGCCACTTCGCCCGGATTTCCTGAGAAGATTCCTCGCAGTCCATCAAGCACAGCGATAAAGGTAGCGATGTGGCCCGACGAACTTCGAACACGGTCTGCCTTGTCCAAGACGCGGTCTGCCTTGAACTGCTGTACGTCCTGAGGGCGCACAACACTAACATCTGGCGTGACTGGCTTGGCGGTCAGAGGAGTGGGTTCCTTTGGCAGCGGCTTGACTTGTGGAGCAACACTCGATACCTGCCCATCCTTCAGTGGCGAGGTGCGCTGCGGAACACGCGGAGATTCCAAAGCCTCGGCCTTCTTTCCCAACTGGCGATAGCGATTCAGGATGTCCGGGTTCGCCCCACGGTTTCGGTACTTCGCCGCCCGCTCCAAAAGCAAGTCTCCATACTTTCCTTTTAGAACGCTTTCGAGGTCGGCAGGAATCTGAGCGCGTACCACTTGGGCGAGCGGAGAACCCCCAGCCGTGCGGACGCTGCTGAGGTCGTCGAAGTCGTCCTTGTAATGCGACCAGTCATTTTTCAGAGAGGTGTATTCCCCCTCCAAACCGCGCTCCTTTGCCGCCCCTCTGAGTTGCTCGTCTAGAGCGTCATGTACCTCTCGGAGGGCCTTCCAGACGTTGCCGGGGAGATTTCCTGAGTACATTTTGTCCGCGATGTTGCTGAAGTGGATACGGGCCTCTGACCAGCCAAGATTCTGTGCCATCGGCTTCACCCCAGCGGCAGTGTCCTGCGCTGGACCAGTCTCAATCCTGCCCATCAGGTCGTTGAATGCCTTTAGGTCTTCAGGAGAGCCGACAAGATACTTTGTCCGAGCGTCATCAATCGCATCCACGATGGGCCCTGCTTTGACTGGTCGCATGTCGATGCCCTTGTCTGTGATGCTGGGACGCTCCATCTTCGCGCGAAGCGAATTCCAACGTGCATTGAGAGCAGTATTCGCAGATTCTTTAGCTTTCTTCAGATTGTCGAGTGCGAGACGGGCGTACTCCCCTTGAGCGCGGGTGATTACTTCCTTCTTTGCCTCGACTTCCTGTGCGGCGCGTTCCGCCTGCCGAACACTATGCTCTTTTTCGGCCCATGTAGTACGGTCGGCGGCGAGTTTTTCCCGTTGTTCCGCTTGTTTTGCCGAAAACTGCTCCGCCATCGCCCGGTTCTTCTCCTCAACTGCCGCTTTGCGGGTCTGGTATACCTCGTTTCTTCGAGCGTTGAGGTCGTCCACCCGCTCTTTATTGACACGTGTCTTATCCGCCGCCACCCTCACGGCATCCGCGTTTTCCTTGGCGGTCTTGGCGACAAACTCTCCTATATCTTCTCCCGTGGTTTTCGTGAGACGCCGTAGCGCATTCGTGGCGGCCCCTTTCGGGGATGTAACTCCATGAATCAATCCAGCCCCAACTTCTCCCGCAATCGCCCCCGCAGCGATCCCCGATCCTTTCTCGGAAATATAGTCCGTAACATCGTCTTTAGTGATCGGCTTCTTTGGATCGAAGGGAACACCGCCTTGGGCACGTTCCTGCATTCTCTGTGCCGACTGCCGTGGGGTCAGAGGCCCTTTGAACCAATCGGCAATCGCAGCAGGCATAGCTCCTAGATCGCTGACTGTGCCTGTAGCTAAATTGACGGCCCCGCGAGACAGGTAGGGGTGCTGTTTCGCGGCATCGTATTGCCCAAACTTGTCTTGGAACTCCTGCGGAGAGTACTGAGGACTCTTCTTCGCAACCCACGCCGCAAACGAGTCGAGGGGATGAAAGCCTGAACTTTTAGGCAGAGGAGTCTTTACCACAGGAGGTGCGTCCTCAACGGAGTATCCGGAGGGAGCGTCTTCGATAGTGTATCCGCTTGCTATGGCGCTACCCACTTTCCATTCTCGCTCTTAGCGACTACCTGACCGTTTTTCTTGAGCAGTTTATTGTTCTCTTGTGGGGCCGGTGGGGCGTCGGCGGGTACGACAAACGCTCCTCCGCCGACCGTATGAACAACACCCTGCTCCTGGATATTCTTTGCGGCCTTCTCCATCTGCTCAATCGCCGCAATCGCCGCCTCCGGATTGGTTCGATTGTTGCCGATAACCGTTTTGATGTCCTTCAGTTTAGCGTCGCTAGTTCCACCGAACACCCCCGCAAGATGGCCAGCGACCGTGACAGCAGCCGAGCGGAGGCGGGCAGCGTCCGGGTCTTGCGATCCCCACCACGTCTCGAAGTCTGTGAGCGTACCGGCAGCGGGGCCGAACTCATCTGCACGCCGAGTGAGAATTTCTTTCATGTCCGCCATCTGCTCAAGCGAACTTCCGGCAAGATTGCTCCTCTGGCGTTGCATTCCGGTCGGACGGACATTGGGAGCGTTGGCCGAACCCACGGGTTTCCCCCTATCGCTAACCATCGATCCCTCGATAGGCTCTCCGTTGTACGTGCCCAGATATCTTCCCTGCGAGTTGAGCGAGGACGCCTGAGCTTTCTCGTATTCCGCCTGAGCGCGAAGCACCGCCGCTTTAGTTGCCGGGTTGTTAGGGTCCTTGGACGCTTCAAATTTAGCCGTTTGCAAGGCAAGTGCTTTCGTGCGCAAGTCGGTCTGCTCTTTCATGGCGGTTGCCCGTCCAATCCCCGCCTGCTCCGTCTTGAACTCCTCGAAAGTACCAGTAAATTCCGGGTGGGCCTGCTTGTAGTCTTCGTAGTCTTGACGCGCCCTGGTATCGTTATTGCTTCCCCCAGAAGCCCCTCTTGCAAGTACAGATGCTTGGGCTGATGGGACGCCAATCGCCATTGCCCGCAGCATCTCTTTGTACCCCGGAGACAGGTTGGCAGCGTCTCCGCCGGAGTTTTTATACAGTTCGTCGTAGGACGGTCGAGCGGGCTTCTCCACAATGTCCTGATGCCCAGTGGGGGTCATATAGATTTGGTGGACTTCTCCATTAGCCAGAGTGCGCGGATCGCCTACCTTGATCCACCCCTCGGCGGTGCGCTTCTGCTGGTCGATGCTGCCTTGCTGAATCTGCTGCTGAAGCGCCTGCGTCCTCCGGTCGGCAGAGAATTTCTGCTTTTGCTGGAGGTCGAGCAACGCTTTCTGGCGCGCCGCGTCCATCTCCGGGGCGACTGTCCCGGCAGCGGTAAGTCCGGCTCCGAAGTCGAAAGCCATCACGCGAACGCTCCCTGATCGAAGCCAAAATTCGTAAGGTCAACCGGCCCAAGACCAGGAGGCGTCAACCCGCCAGCGTCGTTTGCCCCTTCGTCGCCCGCAGGTACGGGATTGTTCACTTGAGCGCCCGGTGTAGCGCCGCCCTTCTTGAGCAGGGCAAGAAGAGCTTGGATGCCAGTACCGGCACCGGCCCCGGACGTGGGACTCGCTCCGCCGCCAAGACCCAGCGACGCGAGAGCCTGCTGAAAGGCCGTCTGCTGCTGATTCTGAATGATTGGAGCGATGGTTTGATTTTGAATCTGCTGCTGTTGGGCCGGAGAAGTCCCCAGCCCGCGCTCTGCCGCGTATGCCTGGGAAGCGTTGTTTACCCCAGCCTCAGTCCCGGCGGTGAGCGGCTGGACAAACTGACGAACATAGGCTTCCATCTGGCTGGGATTCTCTGCCAGTTTACGGAGCATGTCCTGATACTGCTGATTTTTATAGGAGTTGTAGAGTCCAGACCCTATCTCGGCTACATCGGCCCCGCCAGCAACTATGTCCGGCATCACTCACCATCCTTGTAGAGTTGCACCACGGCGAGTGCTCCTGTCCACGGCTGCACCAATGCCCCGGCCCGCTGCATGATGCGGTTGAGTTTAGCCTCCAGTGGGCGGTCGTCATGCAGGAACGCCGCATACGAGACGCAGCCCCGCTGCTTGGCAGTATCTAGGATAGCGGGCATCGAAGCAAGCAACCAGTTCGCCGCTGACTTCGCCGATGCGGTTGAAAGAATGCGCCAAATGAACAACATGCCGTGCGCCTGCGAAGTAACAATCAGGGCAATAGGCTCTCCACTCGACTCAACGACCCAGCACCAATCCGGCATGAGGTAGGAGAATTTGTACTGGCGCAGTTCGTGGGGGAGGAGTTGCGGAGTAGAGGCTTCGAGTTGGGTCAACTGGCGAAGCGAGAGTGTGCTAGTGAGGGTCACCCAATCATTATCTCCCCACCCTTTTTCGGAACGACCTCGAAGTCCATTCCGTCGATAGTTACCGGCCCTACGCCAGAAACGGCGATGTTCACGATTTGCGCGGTGAACATGAGATCGATGTCGAGTTGAAACTGTCCTGAGAACGGCTGAGGCTGAAGGTACGTCTGGAAAGTGGCAACTGGGTTACCGTCTGCCCTCACGCCAACTGCGATGAGAGATGCGGCAGTCTGCGTCGAGTACCCCCGGATCGTGACTTTACGGTAGAAGATGCGCCGCGAACTGCCTTCCTCGTAGACGTAGGTGCATTGGAATCCCCATGCAATCGGCGTGGCCGTTGCGGGCAATCCGCCAACCAGCGATGCAGCGTCCCACGAAGCGTCTCCAGCAAAGAACCTCTCCAGCGCCCCCGTGCCGTCTCCACGGAAGCCTATTGTTAGAGGGTTGCCTTCCCCAGTCCGGGCCTGTAAAAGAACGGTAATCGACCAGGGAAGATCGATGATCGTCCACGCTTTGAGCACAAGGTCGAACAGGAACAGCCGGGTCATGGTCCCGAATACCGTAGGCGTTCCCGGTGTCCCTCCCGGAGCTTCACCGCCAATCGGCAACGCCCCATTGAATGAACTCGCCTGGACGTAAGTGTTTTCTCCCCCCGGCGTCGTACCCCAGTAAGCGCGATACTGGACACCCGCTTGCGCTTCCGGTGTAAATACTCCTACCCCCTGCAAGATGGACGTTGTGGTGACAATCATCTCCGGGGTGATGGCCACTTCGGTATACACTCCCGCCCCATTTGGAACGAGTTTCGTTACGAGGATATAGAAGGTCAGGTGAGACCCTGTATCTCCAGGTACGGCACCCGACGTGACTCCGGTGAGTGTCGTTGCGACTAAAGGGCAGGCACAGAGATATTGCGGAGGTCTGGAAGTCTGGGCGCTCTGGGCCAGATAGCAGAACGTGAAATCGATCCCAACGATGTCTGCGTTGAGTCCAGTCCCTCCGTAAAGATACGGCCTGATTTCTTCGCTGATGAGCTTGTCGTTGACTCCGTTGAACAGGCCGAAACCCTCGTGCGTCAGGCGGACAATCCCGTACCCCGCAAGAAACTGGATAGAGAATTTGGCAATGCAGCCGAGGTCGGTCTGCGCTTGAATGATTTGGAAGTCTGCCGCCCCGAATATTCCGAGAACCTGATATGTCTGAAATTCCTTGAAGCACACCAGCGACTCGGTAGGAGTAACGCCTACCTGGGCGATGCTGAACGTCGTCATGCCCGTTCCCTGTGTCCCGTCGTCTTTACCGAGGAAGGCGATGTTGGCCGGGTTCCATGAATTAGGGTTGCCGGAGTCGGACATCTTGAGGCAGGTTGGGCCGTCGATCTGGTCTTGGGTGGTCTGAGGGGCAGTATTGTAGAGCCACAGCGATCCTCCATAGACGATCCCATGCGCTGCTCCACGTGGAGCAATGCTTCCAGGCAATGTCCCGGTGTTTTTCCATACTGCCTGCCCATCGTCCACCGCCACGCCAAGAGTTGCGGGGAAGGTAGGCTCCGACGCGGCGCTTAGGCCAGCCTGGGTACAGAGGAAAGTATATGTAGTGCCTGAGACTGTTACGGCAATGATGTCGTTCAGTGCCCAGTTGACCGACGCCTGCCATCCCGGATAGAGCGACGTAAAAGTGTTGGTAAGGGCCGTGCAGGTGGACGAGCCTAGCAGTGTAGGGTCGAACTGCTGCGGAGCGTATCCGTTGCCGAGGATGAGGATAGCAACCGTGATTGGGAGAGCCGGGATTCCGGTGGTGACTGCGGCGAACTGGAGGATTTGCGGGATAGGGTCGGCGTACCCTAGAGACCCGCCGTAGGGCGTGAAGGAGTAGCCTGTCGTCACCGTGACAGAGCTGGCGGAGATAAGCGCGTCGGCAATCGTCACGGCAGAACTGGTGGCGGTGGTGGTGATAGTAATGGCGATCTTCAGGTCGCTTAGATTGGTTAGGCCGGTGATGATTTGCGAAAGGGGGAAGGCTGGGTAGTCGTAGCCGCCGGGGATGGATGTAGAGATGGAGTAGATAGTGTTCCACGTCGCGCCGCCATCGGTGGAGTATTGAAATTCGATCAAGAACGATCCAGTTCCATCGTTATCGACGATAGCTCCACTCGCCCCGGCGGTGAGTTCGAGAATGACGGTTTGCGATCCGCTGATGGCGAGGGAGGGGTATCCCCCGGCGGTGTTTTGAACAGTATCGTTGCCAACGACCTCAAAGATCGGAATGTCGGCACCGGTGTAGGTATTGACGTTCTGGAATCCCTCTTGAAATTGAAAGTTAGGATCGCCCGGAGCTACCTGCGCAGGTTGAGGGAGAGCCGCCGGAAACGTGTTGGCGGTCGGGGTGAACCAGACCCGCTTCGAGGGAGGCTGGATATTTCCTATTTGCAACTGATACAGGAACGTATTGTTTCCCACTGGAAGCTCGACCAGCGGCGTCGCAGGAATGTGGCCGATGAAGTTGAACCCTCCACCGGTGGAAGTCCCAAGCAGGACTCCTTCGGTAGACCCTGGCCCGCCCGGTAGGTAGTATATGGAGTAAGACGTTGCCGAAGCGTCCATAGTCCATGTAAACGCCGCTCCGTTGAACGCAATTCCGGGGCTAATTGAGATAGTGGCAAGCTGCGGGTCTGAGTGCTGACTGCCGTTGGTAGCGCAGAGAGCAAAGAGGTAAGTCCCCGCCGGGTTGGACGGCGATCCAGACACCGCCGCCGCTGTAACTCCCGTGAGGTTGGGGAGAAGATACCCCACCGTAGAGGACAGCGCAAGATAGTACGGATATTGCCCTGAGACGAAACTGGAGAACGTCCCAAGTGCCGCCGCCTGCGTGTTTGGGGAGACAAGTTGCCCAATGACCGCCGAGCCGTCAATCGTCTGTAGCGAGCCGCGCTGCGTGAAGTTCAGGTTGGAGATGCGCACAACCGTTCCGGGCGGCTGGGACAGAATGCCAGTCGCCGCGTTGACGCCCTTGACAAACTTTTTCAGCGGTTCGATCTTTCCTTTGCCCATTTACTTCCACTTCGATCCATGACTTATTTTGTGAACTTCACGCTGAACTTTCAAAAGTTCACTGAACTTTAGCATGAACTTTTACCCTATTATAGACCCATATAAACAACACAAAACAAACAAGATAGGCAAAATTACGCCCCCAAAATAACCACCGAGGCCGACACAAATTTCCGTTCCCCCACCGCCTCCAACTTGCACTTGCCTGGGCCCGTTGGGTTGCTGCATCCCTTTGATGTCCATGCAGAGTTTCGTCATGCGGTCGAACTCCGCTTTCGCTCCCGCGTCGTCCTGCTCGGCCAGTTTGAAGCGATGGGTTAGGTAGGTACGGATAGCGTCCTCGAAAGCTGGCGGGCATGTGAATAAAAAGTTGGCCTGCCCTTTCTGGTAGAGTTGCGGCATTCGCAGCCCGGTCATGTAGACGTTGCACTCGTACACGGGAGTCATTGCAGGCCACGCCTGCGGCTGAGTTCCTCCCAGCCCTCGTGTGAGCGCCGAGATGGTTGTCCCTGAGAGTTGCGAGTAGTAGACCAGTTCGCACGACCCCGGCCCCACCAGAGCAGTAGGAGGATACGTCCCTATGAGGATGAGGCCGAATCCGAGAACGAAACCGTTCGCTCCGAACATCACGGTTATTGACGTGTCGGTGATCGCTGCCGGATCGGAGAGGATAGCCTGCCCCGAAGTCCTGTCGGGCTGGGGCCACAGTTCTACGATCTGCCGGTCGGAGGATGTGTTTACGACTATCACTCCTGAGAGTCCGGTCACGTTGGAGTGGCGGAAGACCTGCTGTTTTGTTCCTGCTGCCACAGGGTAGCCATCGTAGAAGTTATTGTCGATACGCCGCCACTGACCCACCAAAGCATACTGCGCCGTTCCCTGCGTAGAAGGTACGGCGGTAATATCCCTTATCCCCCCGGTCATCTGTCCGATGAGCTTCAGCCCGTCGTTCAACCAGCGGTACACTAGCGCCGCGGAGAGGATATTGCCATCCGAGTCGGGGACGAACGCGCGAGAGATGTTGGGAGGGAAGTTCTGGATAGGTGTGGATGTCCCGTTTATGGCGATAGAAACCGAGTTGGTTGGAGTTGTAATCGCAAACTCAATGTACTGGTCTTCCCCGCCGGGGACGAGAGAGAAGTAAATCCGCGCGAAACTGGCAAGGTACGATACCGCAATCGTTGCGACCACATTGAAGGCCGCTGCGTTGGTGACGCTCTGTTCTACCGTCGCTGCCGTCTCGCCCCATAGGGTACTCTGCGTTGCCTTGAGGTACACTGTGGCCCCGGCAGCAAACAGCGTAGGCGCGACAACGTTCGTAGTCGCCGCGAAGGATGGCGTCTGGAGTGTCATGGCCGGGTCGGGAGCCAATTCTCTCAATCCCTGGATTAAATCCCCTACAAGACTCATGCTCCCCCTAAACTGCAATGGCCCCGCCCCCGAAGGGAACAGGGCCATGAACGTCCACCGGTGCAAAACTCTAATTCATGCTGACTTCAAGCTCCATCGTGGCTGCCTGCGTCCCGCCCGCCAAAGTTACCACTGCCGATACCGAGGTAATCGAGAGATCGGTGTTGAACTCCTTCGTGTAGTCCAATCCAGTACCCGCCGCCGTTGTCCCGATAGACTCGATTTGGAGGGTGTTGGTTCCGTCCGTCACCGTAAGTAGGGCGGCGAGAGTGGTCGCTCCATTGACTGAAGTGGCCCGCAAGCGAATCTTTCCCCGGCTAGGCGCTGGGCCTCCGTTTGCGTTGAACGGGATGCCGTTGGTCGAAGGCGTGGTGGTCGTGGCCGCGATGGTGAGCGTCCCCGTCGCGGTAAGCGCGGAGACGGCATACCCGTAGTTTGAGCCAGAGCCGTACCCCGGCATTACCTGTGCTACCGAGTTGGCAAACGACATAGCAATCTCCTTAGTTCGGAAGGCCCGTGATGGTGATATTCATGCGAGGCGAGATGCACGACAAGTTCCACGTCAGGTACATCGTCGAGACCAACACGCGCTGGTTGCTCGGCTTCACGAACGGATCGACGTTGAAGTAGTCGGCCTCGTGGAAGACGGGGAAGATGTACTTCGAGTTCAGGAACATCGCAATCCCGGTTGGGCAGAAGTAGTCCGGCACCGTGACGGCATTGTTGAACAGGAAGTGGTTGCGGAAGCCAACCTGCAACGCCTCATCGTCCTGCATTCCTTGACCGAAGCGGACTTCGGTGGTGAAGTTTGCCTTGAACGCGGCGTAATTCAGCCGGTTCATCACGCAGAGGTCAGGCTCGTCGTACCCCCAGGTCACGTTCTGGTAGGCAGGCTCGAAGATTGCCGGAGTGACCGCTCCGCCCGAAGCGTAGTTTGCAGCGGGCAGCCAGAAGGCGTTGGCGGCAGTCGAGCGGTTGATGCCGGCGATGGTGTTGGTGGTGGTCTGCACCCACGACACAAGATCGTCGATGTCGAGCGAAGTGTTCTGCGGAGCGGTGTGCCAGATGGCGCGGGAGAGCTTCTGGAGGAACGACGCAGAGGCCGTCTGGTACTTCGCCTTGATGAGGTCGAGGTTCCCAGCCCCGCCCCGGTTGAGAATGATGTCCGTTACCGGAATCACGATGGGCTGGCGGTAGGGCTTCCACTGCTGGTTCGCAGGCTGAATCGAGTCAACCACGGAGGTATCGAGCAGTTGGTCGCCATAGTAGGCACCGCCCGGAAGCTCCTCTTGGTAGATTTCGGGGAAGACAAGCTCGCCTGCACCGAACTTCTTACCTTCGCGGGTCAGTGCCCAGAACACCGGAGAGGGCTTGAAGACGTTATCGCCGAGTACCGGGACGATGTACTTCTGGCTGATTGCGTTGACCGTGTTGGAAAGTTGTACCGGGGGAGACGCAAGCCCCAGACCAACGACTGAATTTGCCATGCTCTATCTCCTTAGTTCGCCCACTGCTTCCCAACTGTGTTCCAAAGTTCGCTGTCTTGGCCCGCCGCTGCAATTGCCTCATCGAGCGAGAGCGTCTTGCCTTTGTCGTCCGTCCCTTTGAATCCGGTGTCGAGGATACGCGGCCCGTGGACGCCGGGGCGCTGCATGGCTGCAAGAGCCTCACGATCCTTGGTGAGTTCCGTCTTCTTCGCTGTCACTTCGGCAAGCTCGGCTTCTTTACGGGCGTCCCACGTCAAGCGGTCAACCGCAGCGTGGATATCGAGCCGTCCATGCTCATCCAGCAGTTTCCGATCGGTCGCAAACTTGATAGCCTGCTCCAGTTTCACCTGGTTGCGAATGCCCTCTGGGAGTGCCGCCTGTTCACGGGCAAAGACAGAGTTGTAGTTGTCGTCCAGGTAGCCCTTCATGGCCTGCTGGGTGACGGTACGAACCTGAGCCACCTGCCCTTTGACTTCCTCCACGACGGCTTGTATCTTGGCCATCTCTGCGCGGACTTCTTTTACCATCGGGCCGAAGAGAGGATCGTTCTCGTCCATGCCGGTCGTCTCGCGGACATGATCGGCAACCTGCCTCCGGCTGGGAACCACAACTTCCATCTTGTCGTCCAGCAGACCGGCGGTACGGAGCTTGGTCACGCGCTCCAATACTCCCTGCTCGGCAAGTTCCAGTTGCTGCTGACGGGCCAATAGAGCCTGCCGCTCCGAAGTGGCCAACTGCCGCATCTCTCCAACTGTGGCCGACGAACCATCGGGCAATGCGATAACCAGATCGTCGGCGTAGGTTCCTGTCGTCAGAATGTCTTTCAGCATTTATGCTGCTCCTTGGGCGAACTGCTGTAGGTTTTGCTGTCCCTGTGGCGGCTGGCCCGCGCCGTTGGCGATGGGGGCCGCTACCGTGGATGCAACCTCAGCCGCCTTTTGGCAGGCTTTGATTGCCGCATCGCAATACTTCTGGGCCTGCGCTACCGGGGTCGCTACGTCGGGCATGGCAAACGCCGCGCGGGGGTAAATTGCGACCAATTGGCTCTTGATCTGATTGAGAATCTTCATCATCGAATTGGGGTCGGCACCCTGCAATTCGGCAAGCTGCGTCTGAATCTGCTGTCCCGCTTCGTCTCCCCCCGGAGGCTGACCCTGACCCGGTTGACCTCCGCCCGGAGGCTGACCCTGCGGAGCCAGTTTCGATAGAAGCTGACGCGCCATGATCCCCGCAATTGGACTGCCTGCGCTCATCGCGCCCCTTTGCGCTGCGGCGTGTTGCGGAAAGAGTTCTTGGGAACCTTCGTATGCGAGGACTTCAAACCCTTCGACTTCAGACCCTTCATCTTCATTCGCGGCCCGCTTTCTTCGAGTTGCCCGGAATTAGCCTCAGCGGATCGGTTGGCATGGCTACGGGGTTGTTACGCACATCGGGGCCAGGCTCGTTGGAAGGACGGCCAACGGTGAGGGGACTCTTAAGTATTTTGTCGTCAAATGCCTTGCCGCCAAATTCCATGATCTTCTCCAGAGTGGTACACCGGGAGTCCCGTCAGGAACCCCCGGCTAGGGAGTGCAAGAGGGGAGTCCTAACGGCGAGTGCTGAGTTTGGGCTTGCGCCGTCCACCGCGTCTCGGCATAAGAACCTCTTTCGCTCTGCTGGTAACGCCAGCAAATCGTCTAAGAGCGGCGGGCGCGAAAGCCAGCAACAGCACCGCTCGTTTTCAGCTATTTGGAACTGCCTCGTTGAGAGGAGTTCTTCTTAGCCAGAGCGCGCGCGTCGGAGAGAAATTTCTTCGGATTTTTGAAGTCCTTGATTATCTTCTTCGGCACACTTGCTCCTCAAACTACTTCCGCTTGCTGTGCTTCTTGCCGTGACGCTTGTGCTTTACGCGGGTCTCGAACATATTAGAAGCCCTCCTCTTGCCTCTTCAGGATTTCGTCCATCGGAAGCGGATTGCGAGCGTCGCCGTAAATATGGATCAGAACCTCAGACTGACGGGCGATGTAGGCCAGATAGCCTTTGTCCGTCAGGCACTCAGGAAGTTCCCTTGTGCTCTTGTGATCGTCGATAGCCGGGGCCAAAATGCCATTGACGGCAACCTGAACCTGAATATCTCCGTTCCCAAGGTCTGTGTAGCGAACCAACTCTACGGCAGCCTGCATATTGGAAAGCGTATAGCCTTTTAGGGTTGCGGCAAGAGGGTTGGTTCGCCGCTGACATCCTACAGAAGGGAAGATGGCACGAGGAAATACAGACGGCAACGGTCTCCACTTGACCCGCCGCGCCTGCCTCTTCCCATTTTTCTCCCCTCGAAACGCAATGACTCGTCCATCAGAACAAGGATGCCAAAGTTGGAGAAATGCCCTGTCTTTGCGTATTTCTGCGCCCAACGGCGAGTCCTTCCCATGATCAAGGCGAACTCTTCCGAAGTGATCCAGACATGATCGTTCATCGCTTCTTGCCCTTCATGATTCCCGCCAAAGCCTGTAACTGAAGCTGCTCTTTCTGCTCCTCCGCAATCTTCTCCGCGTGAGGGATTCCGAGCATTTGCAGCCCGCGCTCGGTGTTGAGGACTCCCGTCTTCATCAGTTCCGGGACCATGCGGCGCAACGCCAGCTCGCTCAACGGCTGGATTGAATCTTCGTCCAGCATGAGGTCGTAGTTGTGCGGGTCGAGGATGCCTTCCCACTGCACTACATCGGTAGACTTGTCTCCCCGGAACGGCATGGAGAAGCGCCCCATATAGCGCCCCATCGTGTAGAACATGCAGGTTGCGAGTTGGGAAATAGTGAACGATTGAAGCCTTCCCGCAAGCTGCAACATCCCTGAAGATTGCAGGATGGACGACTCGAACAGAGAGGTCGAAACATTGCCCTGCCCAGGGTTTCCCTGCTTGGCTTCCGTCTGGCCTTGAAGCCGCTGCTGGATTTTTAGCAGATCGGCTGGCAGTTGGTATGCCTGCGAAGAGAGAGCGGGTGCCGTCCGGCATTCGGGGATTCTTGAATTTGGATTGATCGACTGGACTTCTCCAGGCATCCCGCCGAACGCTTCTACGTCGATTCCCGTGCTTTGGTCGATGAACCACGTTCCATTGTTGAGCCGGACGGCATTTTCGTACAGTTGCGTGTATAGTTTTTCTCCCATAGTTTGCAGAGACTCGGAAAAGCGCGTAACTGGGATGCCCCAAGGCCCGTAGAGCGGCGGCAGCGCCCACATCGGGAACAGAGGAAAGAATGGCGATGGAATGTCTGTCCGCTTCGGGTAAGGGTTCGACCCATCCGACAGGATAAAGCCTTCGCACTCTACCAGGTATCTTCCGTTGGGGTACTTCCACTTGAACTCAGGATCGGTCAGCGCCCCATCTGGGATATTCTTTTCATCCACGATTTCGCGCGTGTAGTCCTTGCAAAAAACGTGCCGGACGCGAAGCCGGGTATCCGAGTTTGTCCTCCCAAGCTGGGAAGAAATACCCGGCATACCCGGCATTGAAGTCATGGGGCCGTTCGGCATCTGGAAACCGTACCCCGATCCGGTCTGCTGAAGAGACGCCGTGGACGACCCCGCTCCGACAATCTTGATGCTCTTCGAGGTGTGAGGCCATCGCTGGCGAATCTCCTCGACATGCATCCAGTCCTCAAAATACAGGTAGCTGGGATCGAACTCGTAATCGGTCGTAGGGTCGAACCCCACCGTCCGAGGGTCGCGCGACTTGACCCATAGACCGCCTTTGCCATTTCTCAGGTCGGGCGAGTAGCAGAGTTGCAGAAATCCCGTTCCAGTGTAACGCGAGGCCGTCGTAGCGAAGAGAGAGTGATAATTGACCCGCGCCTGCTGCCACTGGGCCTGCAACGCTTTCTCGCGCCCCTCCGCTCTCTCCCCATCGTTGAAGATGTAAACCTGCGGCGAGATGTCGGAGATGCGGTTTGAGTCTTCGAGGATGATCTTTTGCAGTTCGGGAATATTGATAGCCGGGCGGAAAGACGGCACTTCCCCGGTCGGCCCCTTGAGGCTGTAAAGCGCCTCCGCAGCAGCAAAAGCGTTCTCTCCCAACGCCTGCTTACGGGCGCTGTCCGACTGCTCTACCCAGTTCTCGATATGCTTGCATCGAGGGTCTCGGTACTGGTCGGGATCGGACTTTTTTCTGTCCGAGCGAATTGTGACGATGTTGGCGATGGCCTAGTCCCTGTATCCATCGCGGAACGTGCTTACCCGCTTCGACTTCACTTTTCCTTTGCCCGACTTGCCTTTCGGCTTGGCATGGCGTCCGTGGGCATGGCGTCGCGGGTTCTCCATCGCCATTGCCTTCGATTCGTCGTCCGGTGCGGTTGTCTGATACTTCGCTCTGGCTGTACCCATGATAAGTCCCTCCAAACGCTATAGAAACGCGCGGATTCGCTTATGTCAACCTGCATTTGTATGTTAGATAAGAGTTGGCAATAAGTTCGCAATAAGTTATGCAGACTGTAGAGCGTCTCCGCCGCGCAACCATTCGGCCAGCAGGGTAGCTGGCGTCTTCCCGCTCTCGCTCGACCGCTTGCGAAACTCTTCCAACTTCATCAGCAATTCGCTCAACTCTTTCATGCTCATCACTCCACCGAGGATGAGGTACTGGGCATTGTTCGCCAAGTCGCGCTGGTAGACCTCGTAGGCCTGAGACTGGCTTATCTTGCGGTTCTCGGCAAACTCTTTACCGATGGATTCGAGTATTCCTTTGGCGTAGTCGCGGTCTTGCGGTGTGACGTTAGGAGGCAATTCGCGGTCTACTGCTGACGCCACGGGAAGATCGGCCCTGCGTTCCTCTGCACTCTTTCCTCGACGCTTGTACGGTCGGCGAGTCTTTCTTCCCTTTCCCTCTCCAATGACAATAACTTGGCCTCCGTTGGACGGACGCTGCGGTGAGTTGATGGAGGAGAAGTCGAAACCGTTTCCGAGAAAACTTTCGTCAGTAGCCATTCAATTGCCTCCGCCTTCGCCTCGTCGGGAAGTTCGATCACGATTCGGTTTTTGTCGCGCAGGATCGTCATTTGCAATCCAGCATCCGATCGATGAGTGCCGGAATAGTAGCTTGTATCCCATCCACCGTGGGATTTAGTTTTTCCAAAGCCCATTCCCCATCAGCGGTCAAAGCTGCGGTCAAAGCAGCATCAAAAGAACAGCCCCAAGCAACTTCCCCATGAGCAGTCAAAGCAGCGGCCCAAGTAGCTTTAAAACCAGCGTCCCGAAGAGCACTTCCCCCAGTAGCGGCCCAAGCAGCGACCCCATCAGCCATCCTGGCATCCGCCCAATCATCGTCCCTACCATAGTCCCTAGAAGCGTTCAAAGCAGCGTACACAGCATCTGACGCGCTATCGTGCGCTTCCTCAATCAGGTTTTTTGTAGATAGGACTTGCGCCAACGACGTAATCTCGGGTAGGGACGATAGCGCATCGGATTGAGAGGTAAGGCCGCACAACCTCAACCATGCAGGCGTATGGGTTCTTATAAGCCAGTCAGCCGCGATGAGCTCCCGGCGCTCTTCGATGGCGTTATCTCCAGCCGTACCGATAAGGTGTACGATGTACGGCTTGAGCGTCTGCCTCACCTCGTAGCTCACCGAGTCGTTGTAATGCCGCATGAACGCGCTGATTACGGGCGAGGCGCATTGGGGGCGATCCGACCAGGTCTCTCCCGCCATCATTGCGACCGCTTCCATGAAGCACATTTCGTGGCTGTAGGGTTCATGCACTCCCTGCTTGAGTTCCAATGTTTCGAGGTCTAGCGTCTTGATTTCCATTGTGTTCTCCCAATCTCTCGATAGCTCGGTCACGCAATATCATGCTACATCGCCAATCTCTTTGGCCCAACGATCTAGGCATCCCAAGCAAGTGTATGCGCTTGCCATCTTTCCATCACATCGCGCAGTCTCTCTTACAGCGTAAGAACCGATGGGGATTGGGTGCGTCTCGCCATTACAGTTTCCGGGGCACGAGTGCATCTTTCTGGTTCTCACTACTTCGGTGGAGTAGAGTTGCACGTCATCTGATCCATCCCAAAAACAACCCGCTAGACTGATGTACCGAGATTTTTTCTGTTCGTTCATATTCCCGCCAATCTGTTAGGAGTCTTCTTCCTCTGGTTGTATTTCTCCAGCATCCGCAGATGGTCGTTGGAGTTGGAGAGCAGCGCCCCGAACGCTGTAGTGGTGGAGTCTAGAGTCCATGATAGAGCAGCCTGTTCCGCGTTCCCAGCCCGCCCGGTCAACATGATCTGAGCCGCCGCTAGCTCTTCCGAAGTGAGCATAACATTCCGGCTCTGCTTTCGAGTGCAGACCAGCGGGTGAAACTGCTCTTTCGCAATCCACCCCAGCAACCCTGCCATGAACACGTCGTCTTTGCCCACCGCAATGTCCCAGCGAAATCCTTCCATCTGGGCGCTTACCATCTGGCCGACGAACACTTTGTCCTTCGGTGTTGCCTCTTTGCGATAGAGGCTAGTCCTGAAGATGTTGAACATCATGGCCCGATATCGCGAGGTCGTCTCGAAGCCGAATGCCGTGCCCGGTTTGCCGTCGAACTTGTCGTCACGGCCCTTCCAGCGGTACTGATTCGGGTAGTGGTGACGGTCGCGCAGGTCTCGCATCACGACATACCCTAGCCCGTTCAATTCGACATTCAGGCAAGCATTGTTGTAGAACCTGCCAATCAATCCTGCGTACCCAGCCAGTGTCTCAGGGGAGACTCGGCTCATATACCGCGCGGCCATGTGGCCGGTCTCGGCGTTCCACATCACGATTGCGGCATAGTCGCCGGGCCGTACGTTCTCTGCATCCCCTCTGGCCGTGTCCACTCCGGCAAAGTAATGGTGCCCAGGCTGAGGGTACTCCCAGATTTGCAGCATGGACTCGTCCGGGTGGGAAGACGCATGGAACTCAGGCTTGAAGGTCAAAGTGTTCGCCACAATCTCCCCGCAATGGATGGGTTTGCACTTGGCGTTCTCGGCAAACTGGATTTCCTCATGCGAGAAGGCTGGCTGACCGGAAGCTACGAACGCCTCATTCGGAGTGCTGGGGAATTCAGCCCGCCATGAGTCGATAGACGACTCGCACTTCGTAGCAAGGGTCTGGCGAAACCATGCAATACGGTCTTTTCCCAGCTTGACCCCTGTGCCGGTGATAGGGTCTTGCAGATCGTTCATCAGCCATTTTTCGTAGTCGTCTCGCGGAGCGTCTTCGGCCTCCGAGGGGTCGCGGACGTAGTTGTCGTCTTGAAACCACGGCAGAAAAATTGGCAGAAATTCGTTTTCCCCATCCACCGCTCCCTGCCAATACTGGTAGTACGCTTCTCCGTCGCCCTCCATGCCGTTCGCCGTCGTCTCGATCAGACACACGTTGTCGGGATCGCTCGAAAGCGTGTTGAGGATGGCTTTGTACGCCCCTTCGTACGGGTAGAACGCCGCTTCGGTCATGTGGACGCTGGAGAGCGTCATGCCGCGCTGCCCGTGAACTGTGGCGGCAGTGTAACTCTTGAGGTCGGAAGGCTCCGCCGACTGGTGCGGGTAGTCGATCTTCTTCGATACGAAGGCGATGTTGGGGTTGATATGTTTCAAGTCTTTGGCCATCGACTTTGCCTGGGCGAAGATAGTGTTTCCCACCTCTACGTTCTGCGCGATGATGGCAGCGTGAGCATCCGACCGCGAGGCTATATGGGCTATCTGGAAGAGGTTGGCGATGGTTGAAATTCCAAGACGCCGCCCTTTGAGAAAGATGATGAACGGGCGGCGTTTCCTGGCAATATGGGCCTTGGCCTGCTCAATTACCTGCATCTGCTGGGGGCGCAGACGGAAAGGAATACGCTGGCCGGAGTCGCGGTCGCGGATCGACAGGCGGGACGCCAGTGTGACTACTCTATCGAGGTCGAGTGGCGTAACAACCTCCTACCGCGATTCCATGATGCGCAGAAATCCACGACTACTTGATGTCTCCCGGTATCCCTGCATGTTCCGCTCCGGCAAGTCCCATGCGCTGCTTGTTGCGCTGCTGGACACACGCGATAGAGCACAGCACCTTGGTCTGGGCTGTCCCGGTAGCAGGGTCTCTCTCAATTACCATCTGGATCGGCTTTCCACCCGGAGGCATTGGCTTCAAACACACCATGCACTTATCCTCTTCCGGCTGGAGGCGCTGATTGATCTCCTCCGACGCCATCTGAGAGATGTGGCGGAGCTGGGCCAGTTCTTCAAGCGCCTGCGTTTTGGTCAACTGCTCCCGGTAACGGAGGCGCAGTGCAGCATCGCGAGTGGCCAGAAACTCGGCAAGAGTCGGCCCTAGCAGGGACACATCGCCATTCGATTCGGCCCGATAAACAGGGTGGGCCAGAAGGTTGTTCTTACGAGGACGGCCACCTCGGCGGGGCAGAGTTTCAAGATCGTCTACGACTGGCGATATACTCATGCGGGTCTCCTTATGTGGAACTGCTTTTGGTGGGACTTCTTCGACTCTTCAAACTTCCGCCTGCCAGCCATCTCTTCCCGCAACGACGAGTCCATGTCGATACGATTCATGCGCGGCGGAGGCGCTTCGAGAAGCCTGTTCTGCGCCGCCATATCTCTGCGGCTCCTGTCCCGCAACCATGCCTTCGTCTTGACTTGAATGGCCTGCACCTTCAGCACGTCCCGACACGTCTTGCAGTAGAAAACGAAACAGTCTTCCCGCTCCTCCGCGCAAACCATCGTGTTCCGGTTGGCGCCGGGATGGTCCGGGTTGCGGCACTCAGGCAGTTTTCTTCCCATTGAACACTCTCAGGTCTCGGATCGGTTGTACATCGAGATAAGGCTTCAACCCTACCACGCGCGGCATCGTCCCGCAGTAGGACTCCCGCTTCCACCGCTTCATCTGCTCAAAAGTGGCATCGATGTTGGGCTTTATGCGGTCGAGGTCGGGGACAGGATACTTTGGCTTGCGGGTTTCTTCCGCATAGGGGAAAAACCCTGTATCGCTTGCCCAAGCCCGGTACAAACTGACCCTCACCGAAGTCTCCTGCTTCAGGAAGTACGTCTTGTAGGCTTGGCGGGCCTCTTCATAGCAAATAGAACAGACGTTGACTCCGGCGCGAGAGATGAAGGCATACTTGCAACGGGAGCAAATGCGGCAATCGACGTGCATCGTAAGCCGCAGACGCCACTTACGAGTGGCAACGGCTCCTCGTGTCATCGAGAGCGGCTTGACGTTCTGCTGGTAATACCTGCACACCCCTCCATAAAGAACAGTCTTGATGCGGCGGTGAGCGCAATCCGGTCGTCTTCGGGTCATCTCGCCCCCCACTTCACAATCGAACCCTTCCCATGGCAGACCGGGCAACTCCCTCCGGCGGCGAGCGTTCCCGACCCGGAACAACGTCCACAGGCCGATGGAGTCCCTGGAGGCCGAGCAGCCCGCTTGCGGCGGACTCGCTCCGGCTCCTCTACCTTTGGGAACTCGATTGGAGTCCGGTTCTCAGCGTCTATCTTGCGCTGCAATTCCTCAGCCTCTAACTGAGCTTCGTACTCTGCCATCTCAGCCGAGGGTGGGGCGGCAGGGTCGGGTATCTCAACAGGCATTGCCTTACGAGGTTCAGGGACAGTTTTGTGCCCGTTGCCGAACTTGAACACTTTGGTATCGGTTGGAGTAATGAGCGTTAGTTTGCGCGCTCCCGCCGTGGCCCCGATAGACTGAATCACCTGCGGAGACCACGCCTTCGCCATAGGTGAATCGGAGAGGCGGACGGTGAACTCTCCATCGTCCTCGTACACGGCAAGCATGGGGGACAACTGAACAGGATCGCTCAAAGCGCCACTACCCTTTCTCCTTCGATCAGGTCAACCCTGCGAGAAAGCGTTCGCAAGGACTCAAGGGCGCAGTGAAGGCACTCCACATGAGGGCAATGCGCATGAGGGTGGACTTCACAAGGCTCCCTCCCCCCAGCCTTGCAGACGCAGCGGTCATCCAGGTAGGAGTGGAGGCGGAGCACAGCGTCGGATTTTCCGTCCACGTTGGTGTAGAACTCCTCTCCATCGCTTCGCCTCCCAAAATACTGCGCGACGATGCCTAACTCAGGTACAGCATGTTCCTCACGAGATGGGCCGTCGATCCAGGTTCTACTCAAAACGGACTCCCTCCGACTTCACAAACCCTTCGATGTCGCGGTCGAGGTCGCGCAGTTCCGTTGCCAAGCCTTCGGGATCGTCTGGATACACAATGAACTCATCCGCCGCCTGAGATGCTAGGGCGACCGACTCTGAGGTAATCTGACCCGCTCCCGGTAACTTGTGCTTTCCGACAGCGACCCCAAACTTCCTACCCTCGGCGTTCTCCCATCCAAGCACGTCAGAACAAAGAGTTCTTGAGCCATCAGGCCCATCGAAATTCATCGTTCTCATTTCTCCACGCACAGGCTCTGGGATTCCCTCATAAGCGTACATTCTCCGCTTGCCTTCTTCCTTCTGCTTCAGGAATTCAGCATCTAGCGATGCTTCTTGCACCATGCGGCCAAATTTATCACTCGCCATTATTCACCTCGCTCGTCCAGCCGTTCAGTTCGACCATAAGCTCGTTGATCCTCCGCATGACGTAATCGACCGCCGCCGGAGTCTTGCACACCAGAGTAGGGGCCGATCCCAGGACTGCGTAGTACCGAGGCTTCGGCTTGTTCTGCGTCCCTGGAGCGTACATCCCAATGTTGACCCGTATCCGGCACTGCCGCATCGCCCCAAACGCCGCCCGCGCGACATTGCGATTGTCTTCCATGTCGGAAGGCGATGGGGTACTCATGCTGATAAGGATTTCAGGAGGAGTCATACAATCATCTTCGCCTCGAACATGTGCCACGAGAGCCGCCAGACCTTCTTCATCGTCCGCCTGTCCCCAACGCACTCCCAGCACTGAATCTCGTCCGTATACCGGGGAGGGTCGGGTAACACGCCTCCGGAAAAAGCCCCGCTAAACCATTCATCGAAGTCGTCCTCGCTGGGCACTGTCCCCAACTCAACCGGCTTATCGCCCTGCCGTACCAACACAATGCTCCAGAAGGTAGAGGCGATGGCTTCATGCTCCGAAACTTGCATCCAATCTCCCAAGGAGTCCTTATGCTCATCTTGCTAATCGTTCTCATCCTGCTCTTCGGATTCGGCGGCAACTTCTACAACGGAGGAGCCTACCGAGGCACAGGCTTCGGCATCGGTGGACTCCTCGTTGCAGTGATCCTCGTCCTGCTTCTGATGCACCGGCTCTAGACGCCTTGAGGCTGTCCCCAAACAATCTCCACGTTCGTAGCCGGGTCGGGAACCGCCACCACCGTCAGAACGTCGGTCGCGCTAAGGTTCGTCGCCGGATCGGTGCAGGTTACGTTCACGGAGCCGACAGCGACCCCGGTAAAAACAACGCCCTCACCCGTCCCCACCACCGAAGCAACGGTCGGGTCGGAAGAAGTCCAGTTCAACGAACCCGGATCGGAGATGTTGACTGGCTGAGAATTTGCGTCTGTTTCGGTCGCCGTCGCGGTGACGGTCTGGCCCACTTCAATCTGCATTGGCATTGTGAATCCCTCATAGTGAATTTGCAGTGCTACCGGCACCTTCATCTGTACCAGCATAAGCCGTAGGATGCCCTTCTGTACCTCAAGGGAATGCCTTAGAACTTCGATCAACTCGCGCTCTTCATCCCTCATTGATCGCTCCTTTGATTGCATCCGCCTCAGCCTGTGTCGGCACTGAGCGCGGTTGAACTAAACTGCATCCTCGAACGTCTCGATCCCCTCCGGACTTTCTCCATAACGTCTCCGCAACGTCCTGGTCAGCCGACTGCGCGGTATACTCAGAGACACCATACGGGTCGCCGTCCTGTGAATAGTCTCTCATCGGGAGAGTCCCCCCAAAAGCGTATCGCTGTCGATTGAAGCTGCTCGCAGTTCAGCCTCGAACAGCGCGCGGTCTTCAGGGTTGGGGATCGCAATGCGAGGGATCGTAGTGAAGACCTCGACCCCTCCTTCGGTCTTGCCCTCCCAAACGAGGTAGCGCTTGCCATAAGCCTCGACGAAGCGGCTGGTGCTCTCAAGCGTTATCTTCATCGGGAGAGGCCCGCACACTGCGCCATCTCAACCCATAGGGTTTTAGGAACGGCCAGACCCTCCCAAGGCAGGGCCGTTTCAGTATGCAGGCCAACCCAATTCTCCCACATCCGCTCTCCCGCAAGGCTCTCCCACCACCGCCCGCAAGCAGACCGCCGGAACCCGTACTGGAGAAACCATTCCATAACCTTCACCTAGATGCCGTCTCCAGTTCCTATTCCCTAACGGAGGAGCCACATAGAAGTTCCCGACCATCTCTACCGCAACCCATCCCATGTTCATGCCACTGTTGATTCTCTGGACTATACCGAGCGTCGCAGCAGGGGCATACGTAGACGTGAACCGCTCCAGACCAAGGCAAAATCTCGACCGGAGTTTCGCCTAGGCACATCTTGCAGATCATGCTCCCTCCCGCTTCACATACACCCGAACCGAACGAAACCGCTTACTCTCCTCAGCATGACACACCCGGCAAGTCTGTTGTCCAGGGCGCTTCACACCACGACCGCACCGGCAACCCTCAGTCCGCTTACGCATACTCCCTGCTTCATGAGACCGCTTTATTTGCCATAATCCCCAAGGTGAGAGCTTTCTCCGCTGCGCTCTGCATCCCGAAGTCGAGGGTCGTGACCACCAAACTGCATCCTTCCCTTGCGTTCAAACCTATGACGACGCCCCGCACATCGCCATACTCCCCATTCTCAATGCGACGCGCCAGAGACCGCAGCCGCCCAGTGATGTCGTACCGTGTCCCCTGGTCGATCCGCCTAAGCCCGCTACGTTTGATCTTCAGCTGCTGCTCTATCGCCTGCTTTGAAAGGATAATACTCACCCCACAACCCTACTCCAGTTACTAAGAGTTGTAAACTGCAAAATTTGGAATATTTTGTGGATGGGCAATGTCAGATCGAGCGACCCAACCCCTTGCCTGCGAAGGGTAGGCTCGACCTTTTTGCGTCCGGTACCCTATCGAGTTGCGGCGATGAGATTGATTGCATGTAGGTCAGGGTAAGATCAGCGCACTGACTCTAGACCCCATGAGGATTCATACGCGCTCCCCTGGACGGCACGTCACGCCGAGCACAGCGAACACTTGCAGCGCGGATGATGGCCCTCAGTCTTAGACTGCATGGAAACGGCTCGGATCAGCGCCTTGGGCACGTCAGAAGGTTTGCGAATCACGGCTGGTGCTCCCCCATTCCATCGCCGACTCTTGCACTTGGCGCAGTGCTTTGGCGTAGACGCACCGACGACCAGCCACTCGTGGGAGCACTGGTCGCAGTGAGCTACCTGGCGGGTTACGAAGCTCACAGCGACACCCAGCGATAGCGTTCGCCGGGTGCCCGGTTTGCGCTCGGTGCGTGGTATGCGACATGGATACCGCCATCAACCAACTTGACTCCGGTGCAATCGGTTACAAAGCGGATCGCCTCTTGCTTGGCAGTGCGTAGGGTGGTTGCGGTGAGATCGATTTTCTTGCCAGTGTCTAGCTTTGCCTGATACATTGTTGTTTCCTCCATGTATCCAACATACACACATGCGTACCCAATGTCAACAACTATTTGTGCCTATTGTATACAGGTTATGTGTGCGCGTGTCCCGACGGGGGCGGGTCAGGACTCATCATCCATGCTTTTGCCGGACTCTATAGGCGGATTAGGGAGGAGATTTTTCGCGTGGTCTGTGGCTGGGCATTGTTATAGCAGCCGAGAGTTATGTGCCATTCATATCGTTCGCGCGTAATGCGTCCGCACCGGCCCTGCTGGTCAACGTGAAACCACCTCTCTCCCGAAGGGTAAAGGAACAATACGATTTGGTCTCCACAACTGCGACAGATTCCGCGCGCATGGGTCATCTATGCATCTTACGCGCAGACTGGAGCGCCTCTCGTTTCCGAGGTCATTTCCTGGGAACTCTATTGAATCAAAGGGGAAATCGGCATGGAGTGGTGAATTCATTTCTCCGACGAGGCGCTTACCTGGTCGCTCTTCATGGCGATCTCCAGATTGCATACAGGATCGGCAGTTGCGATCTGCTTGGCGTCAGGTAGATGCACCTTGACTACCTCGTATCCCACAATGGCCGCTAGGATACTATCGAAAGTCCCCTTGTTGAACTTCCCGTCGGGGAGATCGTTCCCGCGAGTGTATTCCTCACCTGCGCGCGGTTTGCGAGAACTAGCGATGCAGCCGAGGTAAGATTTGTCCTCGCCGACATGCTTCTCTGCCGTGATTCTATATCTGTTATTTTCGGTGTAGATTCGCAGACTGACTCGCTCTTTCTCTGCGGTCAACTCCTGACCCAATATCTGCACGTCTCGCGTCCAGATCAGGTAGGGGATGTCTAACCACTTCTGCAACTGTTCCATGACCATAACGGCCTCCCTTGGTGAATCGGTTTTAGTGTACACCATCTCCCATTTCCCTGTGGATAATGCATGTGTGTTCATCTCGATTCCACTAGTCTAGTGGCAAAAAGATCGCAATCCACAAGATCATCGGGCGGAAACTCGAACATTTCAACGCGGGCGGCGAGTTTCCGGTGCTTATTGGTTCGGACTCGGCCACGCATGTCGATAGAGCTTCCCACGTAGAGGCACTCGCCAGACACACCCCAAAACACGTAGATTCCAGAGATTCTCATTGTTGACGCTCCAAAGCCCGGAGAGCTATCCGAAACACCGCAGTGGGGCCAATCTCCCCAAAACGCTTCTGAAGCTCCGCAAGGATGGCAATGTCCTCTTTCGTGAGTGCGATCCCTATGCGCTGCTCAGTCGTTTTCTTCATGCCCCTAAGCATACCGCATAAAATAGTTGGCGTCAAGCATAAAATAGTGCTTGACATACCCCGTATGCTCTGTTACTCTCTGTATATCGCTTGGAGGCGATTCCAAATGAAGACATACATTCTGGCCGTCGCGGTGGTACTGGCGTTAGCCGTCCTTGTCGTCTCCAGGCTCAACGCCGATCTCGCAGAGCATCGCGTGAATCCCTGCACTTACCGGGGGCAGATGCTCGAAGGTCAGTACGGAACTGCTCATGTCTGCACCGCCGACGAAGTTGCACACTAACCCAGATGCACTCAGGAGCTAAGACAATGAAAGCCATACGCACAAGCTATGTAGGGCCAACGAATACTCGTGGGTCGAGAATCATCGCCAGTGACGCCGATGGGAACAAGGTGAGCATTGGCTATCCGCACCAGTTGTCATCCGATGAAGCGCACGAGCTGGCCGCGTATAGGTTGATGGAAAAAATGGGGTGGCCGAATCGGTTGGTTGGGGGAGGGTTTGGAGCGGAGAATTTCTGGGTCATGGTGCCAAGGGAGGATCGAACGGAGCCGCCGGCCTATTTGGCGGTTTTGGAAGGGCTGCCCGCGCTGCGGCCAGTCAAAAAGTGGCAAGCATGAGCTATACCTCGATGCGATTTATGCGGGACTGGCCGACTCCGATAGCTTGCTCTAAGTGTGGGCACATGGCTTGCGTGTGCAGCATCCTAGCCAACCACGCGCCCCACTGCAAGTTCCGAATATCTGCGACCTGCCCGGTCGGAATCGAATGCGAACATGGACGCGACACTTGCCCCATCTGCGATCCATGCACATGCAAAACAGGAGCCACACAATGATGTCACTAGCCGTAGCAAAGCGAGCTGCACAGGATGCCAAGACGCGATTCAATGAGTCCAGCCGCCACGAGAGTCCTGCCGAGCCATGCGATTTTCAGTTTGACCGAGGACTTGCACCAGCAGATCAATCGTGAACACAATGAGATCGCGGGTATCGCTGCAATCTGGATCGCATATTTCCTTTGCTACCAAATCATTCCGGGCGTCAATCACGGCATCCTTCGCAACCTTTGCCATCTGACGTGCCTGTGCAACTGCCTTTAGGGCGGTCAAAAAGGACTCTAGCGATTCCTCTAAGGCTTCGTTAAGGTAATGCTTTGCTACCTCGGGATTAGATAAGCGATCCAAGAGTAAAGCCTGAAATGGACGTGATTTTTTAGTGGTCATAGTTCACTCATAGCATAGAATCATGCTCTACGGGCGTAAAACTCCTGTTAGTTGTCTAGCGCTGGACTATTGGGCAAGCGCGGCCTGCAATTCAGCCCGGTCTTTCGCTAGGTCCAGAATGGCCTTGGCCAATATCTCGTCTCCATTGCCGAATCGCCACGGCTCAGCGAGCACATACTCAGCGACTTCGACGACATCGCGCACTTCTTTGTCGGTCATCATTCGCACAAACCATACTTCGACTCGCAGGACTCGCGCTCGTGAAATATCGGGAACAGTTCTTTCCGACCGCCCCTGGCCGTCTTCGACCATGCCACCACTTGATCGATCGTATTGTTCGCTTTCAGCCCTGGGACCATGGGCGGGAAATAGGTGTAGCCGGTTTCCGTTTCCCAATCGCGAATTTTATCGATCATGTCTGGTCTGCGCAGGACCCAGTTCAGAATGTCTTCCTTCCCGCTGTTCACGCACGGCGCACACCCGACACGGCCAAATCCCATCAGATACAGAGGATTGATCTTCTCGCCACGCTCGCGGGCACCAGCAAAGCATTCCACTTTCGCAAGGCCAGCGATGATATGGTTCACCCAGCAATCGAAGTAGTCATCCCATTCGCGGTCTGGATAATCTTTGCGTGCGTGGCTCTCGTCGCGGCGGACGCCCGTGTACCGCGCGTAGTCCTCGCCTTCGTACTTTCCGCCGACTCCGAACTCACGTTGCATCCATCGGCGTTGCGGGGCCAGCTTCAGAATCGACGTGCAGAACTGGACCTTCCTGCTCGGAGGCCGCTTCTTGATCCGGATCATGTCCCTGAACGTCAGGACGGCATTTCCGTCCAAGCCCTTATGGTCCTCAGCAAAGCCTTCGGTAATCCAGATATCAGATACGATAGCTTCAACGATTACAACAGGATGGACCGTAGCCGAGTAATCGGCTATGAACTCAACGGTAAGCGGGTCTTCGTTTCCACCCGCCTGCGAGTTCATCAGAATAGTGTCATCGTGGCCGTACAGCGCGATTACCCGCGCGGCGGCTTCCTGCGAATCGATCCCGCCAGAGAATCCTACAATGTGCTTCACGCGCCCACCTTCGCAATCAGCCGCTCATACGTAAGGCGCTTGCCGACGATGGATATGCCGCCGAACTCGAAATATGGCTTCATTCAGTCTCCAAGGGAGTCATGTATATAAGTCCCTTACAAATGCTTGATTCCAGAAGGCTCAGAGCAAAGCAAAAGCAGGGCAGGCCCCACTCTCGCCAGCGATTTGGAGACAGTATGCTGTCATCCGTCAGGTCGTCGCTTATGTCAGACAAGTCCCCGTTTGCGCTGCTCGCCTGGATCACAAGTCAGTGCCCTTATCGACGCGGGGACGGGCATCTGCACCCATCGGGCCGCCGGTTACTCTCTCGGCGTACCGATTGAGCCGAATGCACGGGCCAAGACGCACGAAGTCTTTGGGGAGTTCAAGCCGAATTGTCGGGAGAATGTCCGCATAGAATTTCACTACCTTGGCGAACCCAGATTAGCGGTAGCAACGGGCCGATGTCAAGTGTAAAATAAGGGATGCCAGGCGTTGACGCGCCGGACTAGCCCAATCGTCTCAGGAGGACGATTGACGGTATTGAATGTCAACCTCTTTGTCAAGCATAAAATTCATTATAACGCCCCGAAATTGATATGGAGGTGTTATTTAGTAGACTTACACTATTATCTGCGCTATAGTTGGTGTCAAGTCGCGTCTCTGAACCTATTGCCGGGCGTATACCCGCGACCCAAAAGCAGCATTGGAGGCGTTGATGGCTGACAGTAAAGAAATGCGGAGGCTTACGGGAAAGTGGGCGACTGGCAACGATTCTCTTGCTTTTCCATATGAGGCAATGTATGATGTAATTGTTCGCGAGCTGCCTTGGCCGTCATCTCCGAATTTGCCTCCTGTCGTTTCAGTCTGACCCCGCACAACGCGGGGTCTTTCTGCGTTTGATATGCTGTTTTCAGTTGCAGACCGGCTAAGCGCAGAACGGCCCACCTTGGATTGCCTCCTCGGTGGGCCTCTCTGCTGCTCTGCGTTTGTCCGCGTCCCTCCTTCCTCTAACGAAAAGTCTACTCCGGGTCGAGCGCCTTGATTGCGGCGTCCACTGCGTCTCGCTCAATCGTGAGGGCGAAGATGTTGACGTTCAGCTTGTCGCGGCGCTGCAAAAGGTGGTTTATGGCGATGCTGACGTGCCGGTTGAGTTTCTTGGGTTCGCCGAGCGGGAATTCTGCTATTGCTGCGTCCTCTGATACCTTTGCCATCATTTCTTCTCCTTGGTTGCATCCGCCTTCGGTTTTTCCACACACGCCGGTTCCCCCGCAGCATCCATCGTAGGGGTGAATTCCTTGCCACATGCTTCGGTGATGGCCTTCGCAGCCTCTTGGAGAGCCGCCTGCTTCTGCTGGGCTACCTGGGACGCTTGCTCGGCCTGAGACCGCGCCGTGAGGAATTCGGAGTTGGCCTTGAAGTAGGCGATCTTCAGCGCGTCCGTGATTGCCGGCGGTTTGGGTGGTTGCTGCTGCGCTCCAGCCATTGAGAGCGCGAGGTAGATGGGCCAGAATGACTTCTTCATTGAGTTCCTTTCGCTATTGCCTCGGTAAAGCTCGGTAGAGCGTCTTGCATCCACAGTCGGGACACTCAGTTTTGTCTACAGGCTCTCCGCGCTGCATGGTTTTCCGTTACGACCGTTCTCTGTCAGTCTTATTTTCGTGCTTTACTTTAACCTTCTTCTCGCATTGCCTCCACGAGCATAAGCAGTGCGGTTTCTTACAACTCCGACAGTAGGTTTCGCGGCCATAGCAAGCTGCGCAGTACTTCACTGTCATAAGACCCTTTTCAGACCCTGATACCCGCAATTG